CCAACTACAACCCCAACTACAACCCCAACTACAACACCAACTACAACACCAACTACAACACCAACTACAACACCAACTACAACACCAGAGTGTGACTACACAGATGCACCAGTCCGTTGCGTAAATGTTGATGCTCAAGGTTATGGAGATGCCTACCAGCAGTCTTGGACTCCTGGTTGTCCAGAGATTTCATTAGGAAGAACTTTCTGTGGTGTAACACCAACACCAACACCAACTACTTCACCAACACCAACTACTTCACCAACACCAACTACTTCACCAACACCAACTAACACTACAACATTCTCAGTGTTCTCATTCTCACCATTTAGTGCTGCAGGACCAGACCCAACACCAAGCCCTTCATCAACATTCTCAGTGTTCTCATTCTCACCATTTAGTGCAGCAGGTGACCCATCTCCATTCTCAGTATTCTCATTCTCACCATTTACTGCTGCAAGTCCAGATCCAAGCACATTCTCAGTGTTCTCATTCTCACCATTTAGTGCTGCAGGTTAATGAATATGATATACTTTTTGTATGTCAGAAAATAATAAAAATGCAAAACCATGGGACATATTAAATCCTAAAACAGTATTTTTAAATGACGAAGATTCCAATTTTAGGTTTGATATTTGTAAAACTTGTCCAGAGTTAATTAAGTTTACATCTCAGTGCAAAAAATGTGGATGTTTTATGAAAATTAAAGCAAAGTTAGAACATGCGTCTTGTCCAATAGGAAAATGGTAAAATGAATAAAACAGAGTTAGCGCCAGGAATTTTTGTTTACAGCAACGTGATTGAAGGATATGATTCTTTTATACCAGATATAGAAGAGGCAATGCTAAGCGGAAGATTTGATTGGCTTGAGTCATACGTAAATGTAAATGGTGAAAGCAAAAAAGATACAAGCATAAGAGATACTTATTCAATATCTATTCCTTATTTAAAAAGCGAGGAAGATACTCTTCGTGGATATTTTGATAACTCTATACAAGACATACTCTTTAATTCATTTGATCCTGTTGAAAAAGATTATTCAAGACATTTTTCAATTAATTTTGAAGATCACGATACCTATCAAATTTTAAAATATGGGACGGGCCAAAAATTTACAAACCATATTGATGATAGTCGAATACATCATAGAAGAATTTCTACTGTATATTATGCTAATGATAATTATGAAGGTGGAGAAATAGTTTTTCCAAGGTTTGGGCTTGTCTACAAGCCAGTAGCAAATGAAATGTTGGTTTTCCCATCAACATATGTTTATAATCATTCTGTTTTGCCTGTTGTAAGTGGAACAAGGTATGCAATAGTTAGTTGGATAAAGTGAGTAAACAAAAGACAGCGCTAGTTCTTGGTGCAGGTGGTTTTATCGGTAGCCATATGGTGAATAGACTAAAGTCTGAAGGATATTGGGTTAGAGGTGTTGATTTAAAACATCCAGATTTTTCTAATACTAAAGCAGACGAGTTTATTGAAAGAGATTTATCTGTTTATGAAAATGTTGAAAAAGCAATTCAGTTTAAAGGATATCAAAGAAACTTTTACTACGAAGTCCCATATCGTTCTATAGATTCATTTGATGAGATATATCAATTTGCAGCAGACATGGGTGGAGCAGGGTATATATTTACTGGTTTAAACGATTCTCAGATTATGGAAAACTCTGCTTTAATAAACCTTAATTTATTAAGAGCGCAGTCTAGACTTAATGAAAAGTATGATATTAACAAAACTAAAATATTTTATTCAAGTTCTGCCTGTATGTATCCTGACTATAAGCAGTTGGATGTTAATAATCCTGGGCTTAAAGAGTCTGATGCATACCCCGCAGATCCTGATAGCGAGTATGGCTGGGAGAAATTGTTTAGCGAGAGAATGTTTTTAGCCTTTAATAGAAATAACAACATACCTGTAGCCATTGCCAGATATCATAATATTTATGGACCAGAAGGAACTTGGTATGGTGGAAAAGAAAAGGCTCCTGCTGCAATGTGTCGAAAAGTTATACAGTCAAATGGTTTTGTCGAAATTTGGGGGGATGGAGAACAAACTCGTTCATTCCTATACATAGATGAATGCATAGAAGCAACAAGAAGACTTATGGAGTCAGATTTTACTGGTCCTGTCAATATAGGTTCTGAAGAAATGGTTACTATAAATCAACTGGTTGATATTGCTTGCAGTATTGAGGGTAAGGTTTTGAGTAAAATGCATATTCCTGGACCTTTGGGAGTAAGAGGAAGAAATTCTAATAATGACTTGGTTAGAGAAAAATTAAATTGGGACTACTCTACAAGCCTAAAGACTGGAATTGAAAAAACATATAATTGGATAAAGACACAGATACAATAGTCCTATGAGTTTTATTTTGTTATCACACTGGAATGGTAGATTTGGAAACAGAATGCACCAGTATGCCTATGGTGCAACTTATAGCAAAATAAATAACGTAGACTTTATACTGCCTTCAGATTGGGAAGGAACAAAACTTTTTAAAAATCAATATCATAAACTTTGCAAAAAAGAAGATGTGTGTTTAGGCTTAAACCAATCACAAGATTATTTTCATAAACCAGAAAACAAAAAAAAGTTTTTAGAGGGATATTATCCAAGAATTAAACAAATTAATCCAGAAGAGTATATTTTAAATTATAAAAAATACGATAACCCAGTATACTTTGATAGTGTTTGTGCTTATGGTAATAGTGTTTATTCTAAAATGTCAAAAGACTACATTCTTAAAATTTTTGAATTTTCAGATGAAGTAAAATCTACAGAAGCCTACATGTTTTGGTCTAAAAAGGCTGGAACTTATGATATTGCTCATTTAAGAAGAGACGATATTGCAAATCCAGAATACAATAAAAACAATACTCAGGGATACTCTGTAATATCAAAAGAGTCATACGAAAAAGCCTTTGCTAAATTTGGTTTTAATAAAGATGAAATTTTATGGGTTTCAGATGACAATACTGGGAAATGGCATACTAGAGACAAAAAATTTAAAAGTTTTGGATGGAATTATCCAACGGGATCTGTTTATAAGGAAGGTCCAATGTTTGACTGGCTTGAAGATTTTTTAAAGTTATATTTTGCAAGAAATATATTTAGGGCAAATAGTAGTTTTTCCTGGTGGGCTTCTTTCTTGTCTCCAACCGCAACAGTGTACAGCCCAGTTCTTGATAAAATATCTATATACGGTCGTGACAATAAATTTGAAGAAATAGATGTTGACTTTGTTAAAGGTAATCATCCACACTGGATGTACAATATTGCAGAAGAAAAGTATATTATTATTAATGAAAGATGATTTAAATAAAAAACTGGGCCAAGAATATAGCCTGACCCAGTAATTTAGTGTAAGAATTACTTAGGAAATTTAGCCATCCAGTATTTGGTTCTTGGAGTGATGCCCTTCCATGAAGACCAATCATCTCCACCGTTTGTCATGTAGTATGCAATCTCTGCATTCTTGACGGGATTAAATAATTCAGCGTTAGAGTCAAGGTCAAACTTGGTTCTGCGATCAGGACCAAGAGCATCAATCATATTGATTTGAAACATACCATAAGACGAGTCACCAGTCTTGTGATTGCCATTAAAAGCAAGTGGTCGTCCATTAGACTCTTTCTTGGCAACTGCCCAAGCCACAACAAGGTCTTTGCCCTTGAAGCCAACTAGTGATAACAGTTCCTTAAGTTCTAAATCAGTCAGAGAAACCTTATTCTCAAAACTCTCTAACTTTTTTTCCTTAGAAACCAAAAAAACCTCTTTCGAGGCGGTTTCCGATGTCTGAGCCTGTTCAAGGCTAAGGTTATTTTTTGTACTTAGTTCTGGGGTAGCATTAGCGACATTAGAAAATACAGTCACAACTAATACTATACTGAGTGTGCTAATGATCTCTTTGTTTCTTTCGATAAATTTAATCATAGTTTCCTCCTTAGAAAACAATAACACCCTGGTAGGTGTTACTTACTAGTATAACATAATTTTGATACAAAAGTCAAATTTAGGTGTATAATTATTTATTATGACTACTTATGCTAATTCTATTACGGGAGTCAAATATCCCCTTGAAACTTCCCCTGTAAACGTACACGGAGATTTTAAAAAGTTAGCAGAATCACTTGATGCAATTTTGCCAAAGTACGGAGTTTCGTATTTTGAGATTAATGTTAACATACCTTCAAGCCCAATAAACGATGGTGTTCCTGTTTATGTAACTGGAAGTGGTGGAGGAAGAGTAAATGTTGCAAAAGCACTTCCAGGAACAACTGCTCCAATACTAGGATTATTTAGAAATTCAACAACGCCAAATCCTCAATTTCATATTGTGGTTGTTGCTGGAGTTATGGATAATTTAAACACTTCAATGTTTTTAGCAGGAGACACTCTATATGTCGGAGAGTCTGGTGGACTTACAAAAGTTAGACCAGCAGGTGGATCTGCTGCAGTTGGAATTTGTGCAGTAGCGCATGCAAATAGCGGGATTGTAATAGTAGAAGCAAAAGGAAACGGTACCTGGGGAGCATTAAGAGATGGTCTTTCCTAATGGACGACATCAGGCTAATAAAAAGAAATAAAATAGTTTTTCCAGTAGAGTTAAAAGATTCACAGTTGCAGTCATGCAAGGTTTTTGCTTCAAGAAGATCAGCAATGCACCTTATACCAAAAGGTTCAAGATTTTTAGAGGTTGGTGTTGCAGCAGGAGACTATTCATATGAGTTTTCCGTTTTAAATAACCCAAGTTCAGTAACACTACTTGATAGGTTTACTGAAAATGACTACATGGTTGGTGTAAGCAAAGGAGAAAGGTTTACTAGAGAAACACATGTAGACTTTATTAAAGATCGTTTTAAAGATTTCAACACAACTGTAATACAAGGCATGACTCAGGATGTTTTACCAAACCTTACTGGTCCCTATGATTATATTTATTTAGATGCTGATAGTACTGCGGTTGGGTTTGGCCTTGAATTAAGAAATGCCGTAAGACTTTGTTCAGAAAATGGTATTATTGGAATCAACGACTACGCTATGGTTGATTATGTTCACAATGTTCCATTTGCCGTAGTCCACGAAGTAAATAAGTTTATGGAAGAAAATCCAGAGTGGCATATGATTGGCTTTGCTATAGAAAATACTATGTTTTGTGATGTTTATATTCAAAAAATGAATATGGTATAATAAAAGAATGGCAACTTTAAGAGGGTCTCAGTCATTATATGATATAGGAAACAAACCGCCAACAGTTATTTGGACTGTTGTTCGTGGAGATACTTCTGGGTTTAAAGTTTATGTAACAGATGATGCAAAGGTTCCATTAATTTTAAAGGGCCCTGAATCTGAGTGGGATATTGCTATGAAGATTAAGAGACCAACCCTTCAAGAAGACAAGGGAGTCATTACTGATAATGCAACCACAATAATGGCTTTGCATCCAGTCGCAGACGAAGATGACCTTGTTGGAGAATTTACAGTTTGGCTTACAGCAGAAGAATCTAATGTATTGCAGACAGGAGACATCTTTGATATTCAAGTGTCAGACCCTACAAGAGTTTGGACGGTTGCCCAGGGTAGCCTAAGAATTCTTGAAGATGTAACAGATTAATGGCAACAGCATTAATACTTGATGAACTTAACGGTAATACAAAACAAATTTTTCCTATTGATTACCCATTAGTTCAGTTAAAAGATTTATCAAGAACAGTGGTTATAAGTGAAGTATTACCATTTAGGGTTAAGTTTACAGCAATACAAATTCAGGCTATTGGTCTTGGAAATACTCCAGCAATCCCATTGCAGGTTATTGGATATAGCAACTATATTCTTTAATAATCTTATTAAAAGGCTGATATAATTACGACATGGCTAAAATATCAATCCCAGGAGTTAAGAGTTTATTCCAAACAGGAGATAGACCAACTCAAGAAAACTATGAAGATTTAATCGATACCGCAACTGCTCAATCAACAGATTTGGGCTCTGCAGGTAATAATGAAATCACAATCAACGGAATTGAGAACGTAACTGTTGTTGATAACTTTGATGCTACAGAATGGCGCATGGTCAAGTACCTTGTTTCAATATCAAAGACTAACGCAGGGTCTAACAAATTTTATGCAACAGAATTAACTGTTCTTGTTGACGGTACAAATATAAATGTCACCGAATACGGAACAATCGACAATGATGGGAATATTGGCACCATTAATGTCTCCCGCACTGGAAATACCGTGGCTTTAACAGTCACTCCAGTAAGCGGTATTACACCTATAACAGTTCGTTTCGCAAGAATCGGACTAAAGGCTTAAGGAGATATAAAAAATGGCAACAGTAAATAAAAACTTTAAGGTCAAAAATGGCCTCGTAGTTGAAGGATCAACCGCTACAGTAGCAGGAAAGCAAGTCCTCACAGAGGATACCTCAGATCAATATATTATTAATCTGATTGGCGGAGAAACACTCGTCACATCTGTTGAATCAACACAGATGGAAGTTATTGATGGCGAACTAAATATTAAGTCAGGCGTATTTGACTCATATGGATCAGCAGCAGATGCAGAATCAAATGCAAATACATTTGCAACTGGTGAAGCAGACGCAGCAGAAGCAGCAGCAATCGCTGCAGCAGCACTAGATGCAACATCTAAGGCAAATGCAGCACAGTCTGCAGCAGCATCAGATGCAACAACCAAGGCAGCAACTGCTAAGTCAGAGGCTATCTCTGCAGCAGCATCAGATGCAACAACAAAGTCTAACAATGCATTAACATCAGCAAATAGTTACACAGATGGAAAGATTGCAACAGAAGTTACAGATCGTAACTCAGCAATTACATCAGCAATTACAAATCTTAACCTTGCAAATACATACGATGCTAAGGGTGCAGCAGCACAAGCACTTGTAGATTCTAAGGCTTACACAGACCAGGAAGTTGCTGATCTTGTTGGATCAGCACCAGCACTTCTTGACACACTTAATGAGTTAGCAACAGCAATTTCAAACAACCCAAACTACGCAACAGACGCTGCAAATGCAGTTGCTGGAAGAGTAGCAAAGGCTGGAGATACAATGACTGGTGCCTTGACATTGTCAGGTGCACCAACAGTAGATTTGCATGCAGCAACTAAGGGTTATGTAGATTCAGCAGCAGCAACAGCACAAGAAAATGCAGAAGGTTATGCAGATGGTCTTGCAGGTGTAGTTGCAGGAGATCTTGCAGATCACGAATCAGCAACAGAAGCACACGGTGCAACTGGTGCGGTAGTTGGAACAACCAACACACAAACATTAACAAATAAGACTATTGGAGACACACTTAACTTCACTGGCGCAGGAGCAATGACAATCAACTCTGATTCTCATATCGTTCTAACTCCAGCAGCAGGATCTTCTGTTAAGTGGGGTTCAGATGTTCTTGCAACTCAGGCCTATGTTGATAACCAAACAACATCTGATGTAGCAGAAGGAACAAACCAATACTTTACAGATGCTCGTGCCAAGACTTCAGCAGCAGATCTTTTGACTGGTGCAAATCTTACAAATATTACAATTACAGGAACAGGTGCAGGACTTACTATTACCGCAGAAAACGGTGTAGCAGATTCTACAACAACTGATCTTGCAGAAGGTACAAACAAATACTTTACAGATGCTCGTGCAATCTCTGCAACAGCAGGATCATACGATGTTCTTGGTGCAGCAGCAGCAGCACAGTCAGCAGCAGAAGCAACTGCAGCAGCAGATGCAACTACTAAGGCTAATGATGCACGATTAGCAGCAGAAGCAACAGCAGCAGCAGATGCAACATCTAAGGTAGCAGCAGAAGCAGCACTTAGAGTATCAGGCGACGCAGCATCAGTATCAACTGCAGCAACAGATGCTACCTCAAAGGCAAACGCAGCCCAGTCAGCAGCAATCGCTGCAGCAGCAACAGACGCTACAACAAAGGCTAATGCAGCCCAGTCAGCAGCAGAAACATTTGCTACAAATGCAGATACAGCAGTTCGCACAGCAGTAACAACTGAAATTGGAACTGCAATTAGCACAGAAGTTACAAACCGTAACTCTGCTATAGCATCTGCAATTGCAACAGAAGTTACTGACCGCAACGCAGCAATTGGAACAGCAGTATCGAATCTTGTAGATGGAGCACCAGCACTTCTAAATACTCTTAGCGAGTTGGCTGAAGCACTTGGTGATCAACCAGATACAATTTCAAACCTTACAACTCTTGTTGGAACAAAGGCTCCATTAGCAAACCCAGCATTGACTGGCGTACCTACAGCCCCAACAGCAGCAGCAGACACAAATACAACTCAGATTGCTACAACAGCATTTGCTAAGGGTGAGGCTGACGCAGCACAAAGTGCAGCAGCACTAGATGCTACCTCAAAGGCTGATGCAGCGCAAGCAGCAGCAATCTCTGCAGCAGCACTAGATGCTACCTCAAAGGCTGACGCAGCCCAGGCAGCAGCCATTGCACATGCAGATGCACTTGACACAGACGATGTAGCAGAAGGTGCAAACCTTTACTTTACAGATGCTCGTGCTCGTAGTGCGGTAGATGGAACAAATCGTTCATTTACATCAGTTGAATTAAACTCAGTTGCTAAGCAAGTTGCAGCAACTCTATCAGCACCAACAGCAGGAGTTCAAACAGCCTACTCATGGGCTAAGGCTGATTTCCGATCAGCAGAATTTCTTGTAAGAGTTGGATCAGGAGTAAATACTGAAATATCAAAGGTACTTTTGACACTTGACACTTCAGATAACATTGCAATTACAGAATACGGAATTGTGTCAACAAACAATGAACTATCAACAGTTTCTGCAGCAATATCAGGAAGTAATGTTGAATTAAAGGTAACAACTTTAAGCAATACTTCAGTGATTACTGTTATGGGAACATTGATTAAGTAGTAAAAAATAAAATAGTTTGAAAAAGGAGCAATAAATGGCAACAGATAATAAAGACTTTAAGGTCAAGAATGGATTAACCGTAGCAAACGGCGGTATATTCGGTGGTACTGTAACAGTAGCCGCTCCTACTCAAAACACACATGCAGCAACAAAACAATACGTAGATGAAAAAGAAATGTTTGTTGCTACAGAAAGTTCAGCACCAGAAACAGCAATAGATGGTCAATTGTATATCGATACTATCTCTAAAAGACTTGCTTTTTATGTAGATGGAGTATGGCATACACTTACAACATTTAATGATATACAAGATATTCCACAGCACATTCACGATACAGCAATTGATGGAACTGGTTTAGTAGTTAGCCGATTCCAGGATGCTGGTTCTTATGATGATGCAGGTAGTACACCAGTTGACGCTGGATACTACAACACTAATTCATGGATAGTAACATGGGATGGCGGAATAGCAATAGATAACTTCAATTAAAAATGATGTTATAATAAGATAAGTTAATGGGCAGCACCCATAAAAGGAGAAATAAAACATGGCAACAAGAATGCAACAGCGCAGAGGAACTGCAGCACAATGGACGGCAGCAGACCCAGTTTTAGCAGCAGGAGAAATTGGATATGAGACTGACACTAATGAGTTTCGCATCGGCGATGGTGTAAACACTTGGTCAGATCTATCTCCATTTAAGAATTTAGAAGACTTGGGCGGATCACTTGATGATTACGTTCCAGTATCAACAAAGGGACAAGCAAATGGTGTAGCAGGTCTTGACGGAAGCGGAAAAATTCCTTCATCACAACTTCCAGATGCCCTATCTTTTGATGCAGAAGTAACAACTGCAGTAGAAACAGCACTTACCTCAGCAAATTCTCTATTGGCTACACACATAGAAGATACAACATATATTCATGGAATTCAAAATACAGCAGATCTAGCAACAAAAATGTATGCAGACGCTGCAGTCACAACACATGAACTAGACACAGCAAATGTTCATGGAATTGAAAATACTTTAAACCTTGCTACAAAGACATACGCAGATGTAGCAGTAGGTACTCACAACACAGATACAACAGATGTTCATGGAATTGCAGACACTTCAGTACTTGTTGTGACATCTGGACTTACAAGCGCAATCATGGCCCACAACGACGATACAACAGATGTTCATGGAATTGCAGATACTGCACTGCTTGCAACAAAGGCATATGCTGATGGAAAGGCTTCAGACGCACAGGCTGCAGCAATACTTGCAGCAGGAACAGCAGCAGATACAAAGGTTTCAACTCACAACACAGATACAACAGATGTTCATGGAATTGCAGATACTGCACTGCTTGCAACAAAGTCCTATGCTGATGGAGCAGTTTCAACTGCAGTAACAGCACTAACAAAGTCTTCAGTTGGTCTTGCAAATGTTGATAATACTTCAGATGCTAATAAGCCAATCTCAACTGCTGCACAAACAGCACTTGACTTAAAGGCACCATTAGCAAACCCAACATTTACTGGAACAGTTGCAGGTGTTACAAAGGCTCACGTAGGACTTGCAAATGTGGATAACACAGCAGACTCAGCAAAGCCAGTTTCAACTGCACAGGCTACAGCAATCGCAACTGCTAAATCAGAAGCAATTGCAGATGCAACATCACAAGTTAACGCATTACTAACAGGTGCTCCAGCAGCACTTAACACACTTGATGAACTTGCTGCAGCACTTGGTGATGACGCAAACTTCGCATCAACAGTTACAACTAATTTAGCAGCAAAAGCACCAATTAATGCACCAACATTTACTGGTACAGTAACAGTTGCAGCAAATGGTATAGCGTTTACAGACGGAACACAGACACGGGCTGGCGTTCCATCTATAACAACATTTGCAACAGCAATTTCATCATCTGCAACACTTGCAGCAGGTGAACAGGATAAGTTTGTTCCACTAACTGGAGCAGTTACAATTACTCTTCCTGCAACAGGATACTCAACTGGACAGTCAATCGATTTCTACCAGGCTTCAGGTACTGGAGCACAGTTTGCTTCAACTAACAGCGTTGTAGGAACACCAGGTTTGAAGTTTAGAACTACAAACTCAGTTGTAACAGCAATGAAGACTGCAGCAGGATGGTTAGTCTTCGGAGACTTGTCAGCATAATAAAAAATTAAAGAAACAAAGGAGATTAAATATGTCAAAACAAGCAGGTAGAATGAGTCAGTCGGCAAACGACTTTCTGACTCCATATGCACCAACGATAGTATCAGCAACAGATGTTGGAACAGCAAGACCATTTAACAATGGTGCTGTATCGGTGACATTTACTCCTACAGGTCCAAATGCTGCAACATCATACACAGTAACAGCAAGCACAGGACAAACAGCAACTGGCGCATCGTCTCCAATTATTGTAACTGGAATTGCTTCAGGAGCGACTCCAACATTTACAGTAACAGGAACAAACGCCGCAGGAACTGGTGCAGCATCTGCAGCATCATCTGCTGTAACAGTTACAACTGTTCCTCAAGCACCAACAATTGGAACAGCAACAAATGTTGGAACAAGTCGTGCATTCAATAATGGTGCAGCATTGGTAGCATTTACACCAGGTTCAACAGGTGGAAAAGCAATTATTGAATATCTAGCAGTGTCAAACCCAACTGAAACCTCTTCAACAGCAGGGGCATCCAGCCCACTAGCAGTTGTTAATCTTCCAGGTGGAAATAACATTACATTTAAAGTTAGGGCTAGAAATGCTAACGGAGAATCTGCAAACTCCTCTGACTCTAATGCAGTATCAATAACAACAGTGCCAGCAACTCCTGGTGCACCAGTTGCAATAACTCCAGCGCCTGGTGTAGATCGGTTAACTTGGACTGCACCAGCAAATGGTGGAGCAGCAATAACTAACTATTTCTGGGCATCTTCTGATGGAAAATCTGGTAACACAAGTGCAACTACAGTTGATATTGGTCAAGAGCAAGGATCAGCACAGACATATACAGTTAGTGCACAAAATGGAAATGGTTCATCAGGAACATCTGCTGCATCTAATAGCGTTACAACGACATTCTCGTTTACACCATTTTCAGTATTCTCGTTCTCACCGTTTGGTTTCTCACCGTTTGGTGTGTTCTCATTCTCGCCATTTGGTTTCTCGCCATTTGGTTTCTCACCTTTTGGTTTCTCACCGTTTGGTGTGTTTGGTTTCTCACCATTCAGCGCAGCAGGAGACTGGTAAGAAATCTGCCATCGTAAGATGGTAGACCTTTTTTTGTGGTATACTTGTATCAATAGTAGATAGGAAATCTCAATGCGATACGATATACCGCCAAGTGTGAGCAAGTCAATACAGCCACACAAGTTTTTTGAAAGATTTTTAGAAAATGACCTTGAAGAATTAACTTTAGAACTTCAAGATAGATATCAAAAAATCGAGGAAGCAAAAGTTACTGGAGTTACACCAGTAGGAGAAAACGAATTATGGAAAGCATCTAATAGCGTTTCTACTATGAAGTGGAGACAATACAATGTTTTTCAGTTTCATTCATCAGGACTATATAATTTATACTCAGCAGTCTCCGATATGGTAAAAGAGGCTTGCAAACATTATGAACTAGACTTTAACGAACAACAGTATATGGTTCAGGGATGGTTTAATATTAATTACACAAAGTCTGGCAAGTTGGATTGGCATGACCATGGACCAACTGGGGCACCAAACTTTCATGGATACTATTCTGTAAGTGCAGAACCATCTGTAACACATTATCGTGTTTTTGATAATTATGTTGACAACCACAATATTAATAATCGTGCAATTTTATCAGAAATGGGTCATCCACATGCTCAAGCAGATTGGGACTGGGAAGGACCAAGAATTACAGTTGCGTACGATGTAATTCCACTTAAAGATTTAAAGCAGTTTGCAATGAATCAAGAACAGCACTGGATTCCATTAGTATGACAGGCACAACTCAAAAGCCACACAAGTTCTTTGAAAGATTTTTAGATAATGATTTAGATAATCTCTATGGTTATTTGGAAAATAAAATTGATGAGATACTTGCTGGAACTTTATTTAATATTGATTCAGAACGTCTTTCTAAATTTAATAAGAATAATGGACCAGCAACACAACTTGGTTCAGAATACAATGTGTTTAATTTTGAGCACGAAGGACTAGATGCATTGCAGAATGCTCTTAGAGATGCGATTCAAGAAGCATGTAAATATTATGGTGTTGACTTTGAGGCCAGTGACTATAGGATTCATGGTTGGTACAACTATGATCAAAAGACTGAAGGCGGTTCAGGTGTTAATCCAGTAAAGAATGAAATGTTTATGCATGATCATATGGGTGGAGAAGGTGCTCCATATTTTCATGGATACTACTGTGTTAATGCTGAACCTTCAATAACATATTATAAAATTAATGGTATAGATCTATTTGAAAATCATAATAAAAATAATCGTGCAATTATTTCAGAAACAGGACATCCTCACGGTAGAGATGACTGGTATGAAGATAAACCAAGAATAACAATTGCTTATGATATATCTCCATTTAATTTAGAAGAGCAAACGGACAAATGGATAAAATTATAGATAAATTAATTTGCAAAGTTATTGGTCATTCTATTATAACTCAAGAGTGCCCAGTAACTGGTGCAAAGTTATCACAGTGTAATAGATGTTCTCCGATTACACATTCATCCAATATGTCTTTTAGATAACTCTACAGTTTACATTGAGGTAGAGTTTTGTTTTTTTAAAAACTCTGCTATACTTAGGTCTTAATCCGTTTTTGAAAGGACGATACATATTATGTCAGATTTTTTTAGTTTTAAACTTCCAGAGGACTTCGTAGAAAAGTACAAAGCACAAGAGAGCCCGTTTGGTTTTAAAGATGCAGCAGAAAACTCACTTGGAGAAATTACTTTTATTCGTACATATTCTCGTATGAAGGAAGATGGAACTAAGGAAAGATGGCATGAAGTTTGTCGTCGTGTAATCGAGGGCATGTATTCTGTTCAAAAGAATCATGCTAAAGAAAACCGTCTACCATGGAATGACTACAAGGCTCAAAAGTCTGCACAAGAAGCATTCCAAAGAATGTTTGAATTAAAGTGGACTCCACCAGGTCGTGGTATGTGGGCATTTGGAACCCCTATGACTATGGAGAAGAAGAATTCAGCAGCACTACAAAACTGTGCAATGGTATCTACAAAGGACCTTGATAAGAATGATCCAGGAGCATTGTTTGCTTGGGTTATGGATGCATTGATGCTTGGCATTGGTGTAGGGTTTGATACAGTAGGACAGGATAAGAATTTCTCAATCTATGCCCCAACAGAACCAGAACAGGTGTTCGAAATTCCAGACACTCGTGAAGGTTGGGTAGAGTCAGTCAGACTTCTAATCAACTCATACCTTAGAGCAAATCAGAGCATTCAGAAGTTTAACTATGATTTGATCAGACCTCTTGGAGCGCCTATTAAGGGCTTTGGAGGCGTTGCATCAGGGCCTGCACCTCTTATCAAGTTACACGACCATATAGACCGTGTAATCGGCTCCAGAGCGGGTGAAACACTAGACTCTCGTGCCATCGTAGACCTTGTAAACCTTATTGGTACATGTGTGGTATCAGGAAATGTTCGTAGATCAGCAACTCTTGCTTTAGGTAATGCTGGGGATGAAACATTCATGAATCTAAAGAACTCGGAACTATTCCCAGAACGTAACTCATTTGATCCAGAAAATCCAGGTTGGGCTTGGATGTCTAACAATTCTATTTCAGCAGAAGTAGGAACAAAATATGAAGACTATGTAGATTTAATTACAGAAAACGGAGAACCAGGTTTTATCTGGCTTGATGTTGCTCGTAATTATGGACGACTAAAGGATGCGCCAGACGGTAAGGATTATCGTGTGATGGGATTTAACCCATGTGCGGAGCAGCCATTGGAATCATACGAACTATGTACACTTGTAGAAGTGCACTTAAATCGTCATGAATCTAAGGAGGACTTCCTGCGTACCCTGAAGTTTGCATACCTTTATGGAAAGACTGTAACGCTTGTTCCAACACACTGGCCACAAACAAACGGTATCATGCAACGCAACCGTCGTATTGGTACATCATTAACAGGTATCGCATCATTTGCAGACCAAAAGGGTTTGCCAATTGTTCGTGAGTGGATGGATGAAGGATACAACAAGATTCGTCACTATGACCATCAGTATTCAGAATGGCTATGTGTTCGTGAATCAATTCGTGTAACAACAGTTAAGCCATCAGGATCAGTTTCAATTCTTTCTGGTGCAACTCCTGGAGTTCACTGGGGACCTGGAGGAAACTTCTTTCTTCGTGCAGTTCGATTTGGAAACACAGATCCAATGATGCACTTGTTCAAAGCAGCGGGGTACACAATTGAAGATGACGTAGTATCAGCAAACACATCAGTAGTTTATTTTCCAATTAAGTCAGGTCACCCAAGATCTGAAAAAGATGTAACACTATTTGAAAAGATTGCACTTGCTGCAACTGCTCAAAAGTACTGGTCTGATAATGGTGTTTCTGTAACACTTTCATTTGACAAGGAAACAGAATCAAAGCATGTGGTTCCAGCACTTCATATGTACGAGGGACAACTAAAGGCAGTTTCATTCCTACCAATGGGAAACACTGTTTATCCTCAGCAACCATATACTCAGATTACTGAAGAGCAATATGAGTCATATATTGGTAAGTTGAAGCATATTGATTTTAGTGCAATTTACGACGGTGTAGATAATCTTGAGGCTCAGGGTGAGGCTTATTGCACTACAGATTACTGTGAAATTAAGATAGGAAAATAATGAAAATAATAGAAGGCTTTATTAGTAAAGAAGATCTTTTGACTGTTCAGGACTACCTTAGCACAATTGTTTTTAATACAAAAGATGAGCATGTTCCACTTCATGACAACCTATTTGATAATGGCGCTCCATTTGACATTCATACTCGTGGAGAAATGCCAGATCATATACTTGAAATTTTTTCAAAGTATTCAAAAGGATATTATGAAGTTGTACAGTCAGAGAATTCAGAGGAGTATCATCCACCAATGTTCTCAAAACACTACATAGCAAGATACAGACCAGGATCTTTAGATGAGCCACACCACAATGAGCACACCAAACCAGAAGGAACTTATGTTTCTTATATTGTTTGGAAAAATGCGGACTCTGGTGGAGAGTTTGTATTTCCTAACTTAGAAAAAACTTTTTTACTTAATCCTGGAGATTTGATTTACTTTAAAGATACTGAAAAAAATACACACGGAATATCTGAAATCACTGATGGATTTTTATTTTTATCTGAAGCATGGATGGGTAAAAAAGGTCAACTTTGGATGGAAAATAGGAGCACCTATGAAGAAGTAAATTGGAATGATTGGGAAATAAAGGGCTTTTATGAATGATCAAATAAAAGTTGTTAGAGGTTTTATGGACCCAAAAGATGCAATGCTTGTTTCAGATTATGCGAGATCTGTAGATTCCTCTTTTACCGAGTTTGGTAATGGTGAAAAAGAATTTACATTTCATGCAAAATTTCAAGACTCAGACGTTCAAAGCCTTTTAAATTTTTATGGACAACTTTCTTTAAAGTTTGTAAGAGATAACTACCCAGGCCCATTTCATGATTATGACAGTTCTAAAACTCATATCGCCAGATTTGTTCAGGGCAATGGGATGCATGAACATTTTGATTCTACAAAGCCAAATGATATAGCGACATTGATATACCTAAACAACGACTATGTAGGAGGAGAAATATACTTCCCAGACTATGATGTATATATTAAGCCTGATGCTGGAGATCTTGTGTGTTTTCCAGATACTCCAGATTTTCTCCATGGTGTTAAGCCAATAACTGAAGGAATCAGATATACGGCACCACGATGGTTTACACGCATAGTGTGATAAAATAGACTTATAATGTCTAATCCATCAAACCTATATGCAGAGAAAATCTATGCAGAACATCCAATGGCTCTTTGGGCTTTAGATGATAAAGCAGATTACATAAGCCTTGTTGGAGAGTCAGATAGAAATGTCTTAAATTGGGATGTTTCTAACGGATCAAAAGAATCTTATTCTTTGTTCGATGAACCATTTTCAGAAAGTTCTACCACTAAAATAAAAGGAAATATTACATCTAACATATCTGGACAGGTTGTCTGTACCAGTAACAATATAACAAACTTTAGCCTATTAAATAAAGAACTTGCTACATTTTCTATAGGTGCATTTATTAATTCTGTTAGCGTTTATGCTTCTAGTTTTGATATAGGGTACGAGTACTACGATACAACATCTGGAAATAAAGTTCAAAAATTAAAAAACTATCCAGTATTCTTGTATAACGAATGGGTTTTTATATCAGAAACTTTTGAGGTACCAGAAGATAATACAGAATTTAGAATTGTTTTAAAGATAAATTATATTGGTGGTGCTCCAAACACAGAGGATTATACATTTTTGATTAATGGTGTAAGTGTTGGGCAATGGTCAGAAGAGTTTAACTCGTCATCTCTTGGAGTAGAAAAACTATTGTTACCATCAAACATAGCAATAGAAGAGTCATACGGAATAGAGGCAAGCGCCTACAGCCTTGAAGATAAAAAAGGTTACTACCTTATTTCAGAAAATAGCCTTATGGCAAAAAACACAGGAATACCTTTAGTTTATGGTGCTTCAAGCCTTACAAAACTTTTGCCAAATAAAAATCAGCAGGGAGAGCCAAAGCCTTCTTTAATTGTTCCAGGTCTTGGATTTATGGGAGAAGATGGTAAATATAAAGAATACACATTAGAAACATGGATAAGAATTAACTCAGACTCAGTTACAAAAAAGAGAATTATTGGACCAATTGGTTCCGATGATGGAATATATGTTGACGGACCATTTTTAATATTAAAAATAGGTCAAAATTTTGGATCTTATTATGTTGGCGAATGGACAAGACCAATGTTAATGCATATCAGGCTTTCCGAAAATAATGGATCTCTTCTTATAAATGGAGAAGAAGTTATATCTTTAACTTATCTTAGTTCAGAGTTAAACTTTCCTTCACGAATAATAAATAATAAAAACCAAGATTGGATAGGATTTTATGCGTATGAAGATGTATCTCCAATAGAAATTGACTGCGTTGCAATATATACCTATCAAGTTCCAATTATTCTTGCCAAGAAAAGATTTGTATACGGCCAAGGAGTTGAGTTTCCAGAGGGAATTAACCAGTCATATAGCGGTTCGTCTTTATATGTAGATTATCCATTTGCAGATTATACCAACAATTATTCATACCCTACACTTGGAAACTGGTCACAAGGAGTAGTTGACAATCTTAGTACACAAGATAGACGTTTATCTACTCCAGACTACAGTCTTCCACAAATTGTTTTACAGTCTGGATCAGTTCTTAATTTATATAACACATTAAAACTTCAACAAAATGAAAATGATATATTCTTTTCTTTTGGATCTAATAATCCTGGCTATATGTATTTTGAAGACCTAAATTTTTTAAAAGAAAACTTAAAATCATTTTATGGTTCTTTTAAGTTTTTATCTAATTCTTCAAACAAACAAATTTTGTTTAGGATAGAATCAAGAAACTCTTCAAATTATTTTGAAATATATTCTGAAGGACTTTCTGTTTTCTATAAATTAAATTATGCTGGATTTGAAACAATAATTCTTTCTCTTTCTCCCATAGGTATAGGGGAATTTTTTGCTGTAGGTTTAGATATTGAAAAGTTTTCAAATTATTTTGGTGGAAACGTTGCATCATTTTTTGGTAATACAAATTCTTTAAGTTTTTATATTGGAGGAAATTCAATCCTAACAGAAACATTTACTGGTAAAATATATAAAACTGGATTTTGTACTTCTAGAAACCATAAACAAATAGAAAAACTATTTAATGAAAAGGGAATTGTTTTAGAAAATGACAGTGTTTTTCTTGAGTATTTACAGACTCCAGATGTAGAGTATAACTCTACAGAAGATTATTTTGGTAGCAACCCAGCAGAATGGGATTCTTTAATTGATGGTGGCACAGCATCATATGATGGAAATCTAACTCTTCAATCACATACTGCAAGTTACACTTTATCTCCATCTATATATTTTAATAACTATTATTTAGATATAGATATTCAAGGATACTGGGAAGACTATATACCTTTAACATATTTTGCTCAGTATGTAAAAGATAAGAAAAATAAAAACTATTATGATTTAGATTTTATACAGTTTAACATCAACTATCCATCTCCTTCAATATTTGTAGAAGAGGAGCAGTTTGGATCTTGGACATATAAAGAGTTATTAGAAGAATATAGTTCTCCAGTTCAAAGAGATTACTCATCACTAGGAAATCAACTTTTTACAAATTATTTAAATTATGATGATCTAAAAAACAGAGCATATAAAAATTACAAGTATGATACTGAAAAGTGTCTTGTTAGATCATATATAACGTTTCAGTATATAAAAAATGGAGCGAACCTTCCATCAGAAAACTTTATAAATATTGAAAAACCATCAAATGATTCTATAGTTGCTCCAAAAGAAAACTGGATGACAACAAAATATGAAGTTGTAGACAACATGATTATTTATCCTCCAGTTAATGTAAGTGTTTTGGATCTTGCAATAGTAACCCATTTAGATTTTAATGTAAAGGGAATACTTAAAAATAAAATTTCTTTGAGAAGTTTAGAGTACGCATCTCAAGCATTTAATGCAACTTCTACAAACCCAATAGGTACTAGGTTTGGTCAAGAAATATATCCTTATAAAAAGTTAGGATTTTATTATGACTATAAGAGCAGAAACCCTTTTACAATTTATAAGGGTAGTTCTCCATATTTGTATTTAACAAGGTATACTGGACTAGAATTAAAAGGTTCGTATGATCCATTAGAAAACCGTGGGTTGTCTATTCCAATTAATAAAGAAAAATCAGACAACTTTAAAGTTTTGGCAATGCAAGCAGCAATAAGATATGACAAGGATGCTTTTCCATATGGATCTACAGAAATTTTTGAAATTGAGTCAAAAGACTATCACATAAAGTTTTATATGGTTGCAATACATCCAAGTGGTGAAAGAGCAAAAATTTATGCAGTCAATGCAAAGACTGGAAAATTAGAAACAAGCATAGACTTTTATTGGAATGGTAAAATTGTAAAGGAGCCAGTAATAACCATAAAAGAATGGGGCTTCCTTGGAATATCTTTTCCAAATCTTTTAGACTTTAAAAATAAAGTTGGTTTGCTCAATTTTAATGGTCCAATAACTTTTAACACGGTTTCCTACTATCAGTCTACAAACCTGCAGGAGATTCAACAGATTCAAGTAAGGCCTTGGTTCTCAGTAGAAAATGCACCACCAGAAACTCTTGAGTGGGACTACTGGGTATCTTCTAATTTTTTCTGGGAAGGTGTAAAAACTGTATCCTCAAAGAACTATTATGGAGTAAGCCCATCTACTATTTATAAAGGATATACTGGAACAAACAAAATAATCATAGATAGCCCAGGTGCGCTGACTTTAAACAATATTAGGTCACAAACAGATTATGAGTATCGCATATATTCTGGCATAACCTCTAAACTGATAACTACTACTGCTGTCTAATATGGTATACTTTAGTATATGAATATGCAAGATCCAAGTAAAAAGAAGAAGTCATTGCCTAAAATGAAGGGCCAAGTGGGTGAGTCTCGTGCAAAAATTATCGAGAAGCACTACGATTGGGGTCTTTATGTATACAAAAAGGCTAACGGAAAGTGGTTTACAGATGGTAATGGTTCAGTCCTAAACATTGAATCTATGAAAGGTGACATTTTGCAGATTTCTAAACTTAAAGATGCTGCAAAATATTACGGAGATGAAGGAGATGGCACATGTGTGTTTGTACCAGGCCTAACAAGAATTTCAGAAGAAGAATACTCAGAGCAAAAGCAAAGGTTGTCAGAAGGCTTGATTCCTTCAATGAATGATCTTGGGGCAGTACAGGCAGCCAAAGATACTATTGCAAAATATGGAAGTGATGACTAATGAGTGAAGACAGAGAAATTTTTATTAGAGCAAAGACAGATACTCCACTTCCAGAAGATGACACTTTTACAAAGCAAGATCCATTTAATCAGTCTTGGGATGTAATTAAAGATTTGCAGGGACTTGACGCAAACTTCAAAAGAAGAACAACTCGTGTACTAAAAGGCGAAGCAACACCAGCATACATAGAAAGTTCAAGAGCAGAAAGCACAGGGCGTGATGGAGCAAAGTCTAAAGAAATTAACTCTGGAACTGTTTTTAGAAATGCCTATGGTCTATTTGATGTAATTACTCCGCCATGGAATTTGTATGAACTTGCAAGTTTTTATGATACATCATTTGCAAACCACGCAGCAATTGATGCTAAAGTTGAAAATATTGTTGGCTTAGGATATGAGTTTAAGGTTTCTGCAAGAACAATGCTTAAGTTAGAAGCATCAGAGCCAAAGACAGCAGAAAATGCACGAAAGAGAATTGAAAGAGCAAAAATTGAACTAAGCGATTGGCTAGAATCCTTAAATACAGAAGACTCATTTACTACAACAATGGAAAAGGTATTTACTGATCTTCAGGCAACTGGAAATGGTTATCTTGAAGTAGGAAGAACTGTTCGTGGTGATATTGGTTATGTTGGTCATATTCCTTCTACAACAATGCGTGTTCGTCGTCTTCGTGATGGATTTGTTCAGGTAATAGCAAACAAAGTAGTTTACTTCCGTAATTTTGGTGCAACAAATCCTAACCCACTTGGAACTGATGCTCGTCCTAATGAGATTATTCACTTTAAAGAATACTCACCACTAAATACATTTTATGGTGTACCAGACATCATGTCTGCAATTGGATCACTTCACGGAGATCAACTTGCATCACAATACAATATTGACTATTTCCAAAACAAGGCAACACCAAGATATGTTGTAACTTTGAAGGGTGCTAAGTTATCTGCTGAGGCAGAAGACAGGATGTTTAGATTCTTGCAAACTGGTCTTAAAGGTCAAAACCACAGAACATTATACATTCCTCTTCCAGGAGATTCTGATACTAACAAGGTAGAGTTTAAGATGGATGCTGTAGAGAACGGAATTCAGGAAGCATCATTTAAGGAATATCGCAAGCAGAACAGAGACGACATTCTTGTTGCACACCAAGTGCCTCTTTCCAAGATTGGTGGATCAGATTCGGCAGCAATCGCAGCAGCGCTTTCTCAGGATCGCACATTCAAAGAGCAGGTTGCAAGACCAGCACAAAGAAATCTTGAAAAGATGATTAATAAGATCGTAAAAGAAAAAACAGATATTCTTGAGTTTAAGTTTAATGAACTTACACTTACAGATGAAATTGCTCAGTCACAAATTATTGAACGACTTGTTAAGACTCAGGTTATGATGCCAAACGAGGGAAGAGAACTTCTTGGTCTTCCTCAAATTGAAGGCGGTAATGAGCCATTTGATCCAAAGCCTCAAGACACAGCAAACGATAATGCAAAGAGACAAAGGGATACAGAAAGAACTAACAACCAGTCGGATGGACCAGCCACAGTAAGTGGAAGAAATCCAAAAGGCGAAGGTCGCAAATCTGACGATGTGTCCGATATGTCCAAATAGTGATACTTCAATAAAAAAGGGTATATAATAGAATAACCATGATTATATCTAAAGCACATTGGAATTCAGATGGCGAAAATATTCGCCTATCTATGCCTTTAACAAAGGTAGACAAAGAGCGTAGAATTGTTTCAGGTTTTGCATCTCTTGACAATGTTGATAAGCAAGATGACATTGTAACAGCAGAAGCATCAATGGATGCATTTGCAAAATTCCGTGGGAACATTAGAGAAATGCATCAGCCACTAGCAGTTGGTAAGATGGTATCTTTTAAAGCAGATAAGTACTTTGATCCAGATACAAAGAAATTTTATAATGGAGTATTTGTTTCAGCATATATTTCAAAGGGTGCACAGGACACATGGGAAAAGGTTATTGATGGAACCTTACAGGGTTTTTCAATTGGCGGAAGAATGAATAAATGGGACGATGCCTACGATGAAAAATCAGATAAGACAATTAGAGTTATTAAGCAATACGATTTGGTTGAGTTGAGTCTTGTAGATTCCCCAGCAAATCAATTTGCAAATATTGTTTCAGTAGAAAAAGTTGATGGAGTAGATGTTATTAAAGGAGATTCTACAGTATTAGAAAATGTTTTTTACGATAAGACAAATGGAATAGTTATAGCATCTGAAAATGAATCAGAAGTTAGCCCGATTACTGGTGAGCAGATGGAAAACATAGGATTCGTTGAAAAAACGGATAGCGAAAAAACAAACATGATAAAATTCTTAGTTGATAGTGCTAAAGGCATTAATACTTCTAAGATTAACAAGGAGGTACAACCTATGACAGCAAACACAGAAACAGTTGCAGAAGTTATTGAAACAGAAGCACTAGTAGAAGTAGAAAAGTCAGAGGTCGCTCCAGAGGTTGATGCCGTAGTTGAGGCACCTACAGAAGAAGTTGCAAAGGCTGATGAAGCCGTAGCATCTGAAGAAGTTGCAAAGTCTGAAGAGACTCCTGCAGTTAATGTAGTTGAAGAAGTTACAGAAGTATCTAAATCAGATGAAGCAGTTGTTGACTCAGTTGCTGAAATCAAGAACACTCTAGAATCAGCCTTTAGCGATCTAGTTTCAACAGTTAAGTCTTTGCAAGCAGAAGTAGAAATGCTTAAGTCTACAAAGGTTGATGTTGAGACAGCAAAAATATCATTTGAAGCAGTTGCAAAAGATATTGCAGCAGCAACAAATACATTCAATGAATTTGGTAAGCGTGTGGAACTTGTAGAGCAAGACACTGCTTTCCGAAAGTCTGGCGATCTCGGCGAGATAGTACAGAATCAACCTGAAACGGTTGAAAAATCCCTATGGGGCGGTAGTTTCCTCAAAACAGCCGACTTATTCAATTAAAAAACAAATAAGTAAAAAATCACAGGAGGTGACAATATGTCGGAACAAAATATAGAAAAGAACCAGCCTGGAACAGCAGGTAATCTTGGTGGAACAGCACCAGGACTGTATCAGGGACAAGGTGCATTCGCATCTGGATCTGAAGCAGGTTCAAACGTACCAGGTAATTACACCGATGGTGGCGTGTTAGGAAATATCCCAACAGCACTATCAGGCGTTACATCTGGACCAAATGCAGTTAACCCTTCAGGTGAGGCTGGATCAGGTATCCTACGCCCAGAGCAAGCACGTCGTTTTATTGACTACGTGTGGGATGCAACCATTCTCGCCCAAGATGGCCGTCGCGTTACAATGAGAGCCAATACAATGGAACTCGAAAAGGTAAACGTCGGAGAGCGTGTTATTCGTGCAGCAGCGCAAGCAGTTGGCGATTACACAAACGCAGGTGCAACATTCTCAAAGGTTGAATTGACTACAAAGAAGATTCGTCTTGACTGGGAAGTATCTGCAGAAGCACTAGAAGATAACATCGAAGGTGCAGCACTAGAAGATCACATTGTACGCTTGATGACAAACGCTTTCGGTAATGATATCGAAGACCTTGCAATTAACGGAACAGGTGCAGGATCAGACGCATTCCTTTCAATCATGGAAGGTTTCGTAAACCGCGTTAAGACAGACGGAGATGCACATGAAGCAGTTGTAACAGTTGCTAATGACACTTGGTCAACAGACGCAATGCAGAAGATCATTCTTGCAATGCCACGTAAGTATCGTGCTATCAAGTCTAACTTGAAGTTCTATGCTGGTACAGATGCATTCCAAGGAATCATCAAGAACAACGGTACACTTGCAGACGCAGTAGCAGAAGCATTTGCTAATCGTCCAGCAGGTACTGCTGCAAACCGTCAAGCATACCTTGATGGCGCAGGACAGACATTCGGTGGAGCACGTACAACACGTGTTCTTGGAATTGACGTTCAGGAAGTTCCATACTACCCTGCAGGATATGTCGATTTGACATTCCCACAGAACCGTGTATGGGGATTCCAGAGAGACATCACTGTAAACCGTGAATACAAGCCAAAGAAGGACACTGTAGAATATACAGTCTTCGTTCGCTTCGGTATTCAATGGGAAGAGCAGGATGCAATCTCATACGCAGACGCTGCAGCAGAGTAATCTGTAAACAGTACATTTTAGGGGGAGTAGGAGTTAGTTCTCCTGCTCCCCTTATTACTTATAATGATATAATACTAACAAGGAGGAATTATGGAAAACATTAATGAAAATCCAATTGTAGAAGAAACAACATACGAAACACCAGTATTTGAAACACCAGTTTACGAAGCACCAGTTGCAGAAGAGATTGTTATAGAATCACCAGTTGTTGAGCATGTTGCAGAAACTCCAGTTGTAGAAGAAGTTCAGCCAGTCGTTGAAGCACCTGCATATCAAGCACCTGAAGAAGTTCAGGCCCTTGGATCAGTTGCAGAGGGCGTTATTGGTGCTACTACAGCAGCAGTTGCTTCTCCAAGAAAAAAGAAGGAAAAGGCTGCAGAAGTTAAAGAAAAGGTAGCCATTTATTCAACAAAGAATGTTACATGGTCAGAGGTAGGTAAAGTTTACCGTGGCTATAACATTGTTGACAAGGATGCTGCTGAAAAGTGGCTTACTCGTTCACACATCCGCACAGCAACACCAGAAGAAGTTGCCAAGGAATTCGGTAAGTAATTCATGGAGATATTGAGAGTTCCGCCATACGAAACAATTGCAGTAAACTTTGTTGTACCAACAGGGTATATCAACGTAAACATTTATGCAAGAGTTACGGATATGGCGGATCTTTCAGTACAAGATTTAGAATTTTTGGGTTCAGACACAGGAGATGATCTAGAGATTTATCTTCCTGGAAGATATGATAATAATTACAGAGTAGAATTTTTTAAAATTGTTAGCGGAACAGAAGTTTTAATACACGAAGAGTTTTATGAACTAGTTCGACCATATGTAGACCCAAATACACTAGGAACAACTGCATCAGAGATTGCAGAATATAAGATTTTAGAATTAGTAGCAAGATCGATGATAGACACATTTGTGCCAGAAGGATTTTATAACAAAAAGATATCGGTAGTTGGAACTGGAAACGGCTCAGATTATTTTCCTTTATGGGAAAAAGTTTATAGAGTATTTAAGGTTTATGAAAATAACGTTTTAGTTTATGACAGATCAAACCCAGAACTAGGAGACTATCAGTATGCAATAACATCAGACAAGACTGCTATACAAAGAGTTCGTGCAGATGTTCTTGAATTAAATAGATATGAGTCAACAGCGCAAAACCTACCAGTTGCAAGCGGAGATCTTGGCTACTACGGATATGAAGGAATATCTTTTCCATCAGGATATGACTACACATTTGTTGTAGATCATGGATACCTAAATGTTCCCGAAGATGTAGAGTATGCAACAAAACTATTAATAGAAGATCTTAAGTGTGGCAAGTTAGATTATTACAAGAGATATGTAACAGCATACAATACAGATCAGTTTAGAATTCAGTTTGATAAGGCAATGCTTGGGGGGACTGGAAACTTCTTAGTAGACAAGATACTTGACAAATATGTTAAGACAATTGTCAAGCCAGGTGTGATTTAATGATATGCGAAGAGCCAGATTTTATATTTCCCTTGCAAGCAGATATTTACTATCCAATTGTTGAGCAGGGAACCTATGGTAATGTTAAGAAAACATGGATTATAGATAAAACTATTGCTGTTAATTTTAATGCAGCAGGTAACGCAAACAATGAAGAAGTAAAACCAAACGTCAATATTACACAAAGAACAGCCCTTATTGGCAGGGCAAAAACAGATCTTAGGATTTCAAGTTTAGATGCGCCCCACTCAATAACAAATATTATCTTAACAAACATTCGTGACAAAAACTGTAATTACATATACACAGAAACTTCTGGTCCAAGATCAGGAAAGTCAACTATTTTTGAAATTGCTACACAAGAACCATACGTTGGACCATTTGGTGGAATAGAGTATTACAATTTAGTAATTCGTAGATCAGAAAACCAGGCGGTGGATGTCTGATGCTTAGCGTAGTAATTGACAGTAGACAGTTTCAAAAAGAAATAAATAACATTATGAAATACTCTACTGGATTTGTTGATGGTATAGAAAGAGGTAAGTCTGCACTTTATATGGCATTAGCCCCAAAGATTGCAGAGTTAGCCTCACAGTTTGTAGATATAAACGCACGAATGTCTCCAGAATTACTTCATCATATCTATGAGTGGCAAAAGGTTGGTAGCCCAGAAGCAAGACTATTTGATATTGATTACAAGATAACCAGAATTGGAATAACTTTTACTTCATCTTTGAAGCAGTCTCAGTCAATTAAAAATGGGTCAAATGTTCCTTTTTATGATAAAGCAAGAATTATGGAAGAAGGTCTTTCAGTTACAATCAGACCAAAGAGAGCAAATGCATTGAGGTTTGAAGTTAACGGTCAAGAGGTTTTTACTTCAGGAGAAGTCACTGTTGATAATCCTGGTGGACAAACAAGAGGTCAGTTTGAGAACGTACTCAACAACTTCTTTGGTGTATACTTTAGACAATCATTCTTAAACTCAAGCGGTCTTCTACAGTACTTTAAGACTCCAAATGTTTATAAAAAAAATCTTGCTTCAGCAAAAAGAGGCGGAAGATCACTAGGGCTTAAGACTGGATACCAATGGGTTGCTAATGCAGGGAGGATGGCATAATGGCAGAATCAACATCAGTATTTAATACACCAGTTTTATGGATCAATACTTATCTTCAAGAAAAGTTTGCGGAATTTATTGTAGATAATCCAGATACACCAGAAGATGAGTCTGCTGGAATAGGCGTTCCGTTTTTTCCATCAAGGCCAGCATCGATTGACGAACTTACAGAGCAGTGGGTAATTGTAGGAAACCAAAGGCTTCAGTATTCTGGAGTCATGGCTACATGGGACAGACTTGTGCGTATGCGTAGGTCACCATTCCCACACATAAAACAAGAGCAGTTGCTGTATTATTTTTATGCAACAGAAGAAAATGTTACAGAAACAATGGTTCAAGTACAAGAGACAGTTCTTCGCCTGATGGACCGTGAAGATGAGACTGCAGAAGAAATTAACAAATGGACAAAAGCCAAGGGGCAGATAGACGGAATGGACTGCAAGTTCTTTTTCCATAGATTTAGGGTCTATCAACTTGAAGAAGTAAGAGACATAATTGACTTTGGAACAGCCCGTACCTATGGCGGTAACAAGATAATCATAGATTTTGAATATCACCAAGACAGCGCAATCTTAAACCCATAAAAGGCATGTTATACTTATCATGAGGAAACAAGCCCCTTTAATCTATAAGAAAATAAAGAGGTGAAATAAATGGCATATACACGTGGTAGCAGCAACAATATTATTGTTGGAGCAGCAGCCCTCTTCACACATGAAGCAGGCGTACTAACAGATGCAGGACTTCCAGCATACGTAGCAGGAACATCATACAAGACAACTTTGTCTAATGATGCTGATTTCCGTAACGTTGGATATACAATGAATGGTTTGGAAATTCAATTCCAGCCAGATTTCGGTGAAGTAGCAGTAGACCAGGTTCTTGACGTTGCTAAGTTGTTCAAGCAAGGCATGCAGGTAAACCTAAATACTACATTTGCAGAATCAACACTAGAGAATCTCCTATTTGCACTAGCAGGTAAGGATGCAGATCTCAACACAGTATCAGGAAACCCAACACTTAATCTTTCAGCAGGAGACATCGGCGAATGCCCAGTCGAACGTGGTTTGGTAGCAGTTGGTCCAGGTACAGGTGAGTGTGCAGCATCAGATGAACTTGAAAGAGTTTACGTAGCATACCGTGCACTTTCAATTGAAAGCGTAACAGTATCTGCAAAGAGAGATGAAGCGACAATGTTCGAAGTATCATTCCGTCTTCTTCCAAATGATGATGCGTCATACGGTAAGATCGTAGACCGCACTATCCCAGCAGCATAATACAACTTAATATATGAGAGGCTCAATCCTTCGGGGTTGGGCCTTTCTGTTTGGTATACTTATATAATGCCTACAGAAATATACAAAACCTCAATAATAGAACTCTTTGATGGCACAGAAATTTATATTACACCATTAAAGATAAAATACTTAAAGTTATTTTTAGATGAATTTGAAAATGTAAAAACATCTAAAAACGATGATGAGGCAATGTACTATCTTGCGAAATGTGCAACAATAACAATGAGACAATATTATCCTAGTATAAAGACTCAAGAGCAATTAGAAGATAATATTGATATGCCAACAATATATAAATTATTAGATTTTGCAGCAGGTATAAAAATAAATGAAAAGTCTGAAGAGCCAGTAAAGTCTCAAGCAACAGAAAGTGGATCTTCGTGGGATGAACTAGATTTGGCAGAGTTAGAGTCAGAGGTATTTTTACTGGGTATATGGAAAGATTATGATGAACTAGAATCATCTATGTCAATGCCAGAGATAGTAGCAACCCTTAAAGTAAAAAGAGATCTAGATTATTCTCAAAAGAAGTTTCTTGCTGCAATGCAAGGTGTTGATTTAGACAAAGCCAGTGGCAAAGAGAACGCATGGGAAGAAATGAAGGCAAGAGTTTTCAGTGGAGGTCAGGCAGCAGATTCCAAAGATATTGTTGCACTTCAAGGAATTAATGCACAAAAAGCAGGGTTTGGAATCGGTATGGGCTTAACGTATGAAAAATTAGACGAATCTGCACCTTCCAGCGTGGTATAATTAATTGTTAACCTACAAGGAGGAAAACTATGGCTGATAAGCCTTTAAAAAATAGAACCGTCAAACTAATAGACGGAACAGAAATTGAAGTAAGACCACTTAAGTTATCTTTGCTTAGACCATTTATGTCTAAGTTTGCATTGCTTTCAGGAGTTTCTGAGGACAACGATAAGTCTATGGATATCCTTATTGAATGTGCACAAATCGCAATGAAGCAATTCAAGCCAGAATTGGCAGAAGACAAGGCAGCACTAGAAGAACTTCTAGATCTTCCTACAGTTTACGAAATTATTGATGCAGCATCAGGTGTTCAGAACAACGACACAAGCGCAGTACTAACTTCGTTAACAAAATAAAATAAAAAGAGGTGTTTAAGAATTGGCAGATGTAAACTCTAATATAAATATTAATTTTAATACAACTGCCGCTCTCGCACAACTTCGTCAACTACAGGCAGGCCTCAGTAAGTTTCATCAATCACTTGCTGAGGGCAACCTGGCTGCTGCAAATGCTCAAAAAGGTTTAAACGCACAACTCATTCAATCTGTTGGAGCCACAGGGCAATTTTCTGCAAGCCAAGTTAAGGTTGCAGGTAGCACACTTGCTTTTACATCGGCATTAGAAAAAAATAAACTATCTCTTCGTGAGTACTACAGATACACCATGGCAGCAGCAACTGCCAATACTCGTGTTCTTGGCAAGGCTTTTGCACAAGAGCGAGAAATTATTAACCGTGCTAGAAGAGATAGAGTAAAAGCCTTACAAGCACAATACATTCAGATGAACAAATCCAATGCTGGATTTATGGATGCAATTAGAATTATGCCAAAAAGTCTTCAGATGGCTAATGGTCAATTTACAGAACTTGGAACAAGAATTCAATATGCTGCTCAAAGACAGCAGTTCCTTAATCAATTATTAAAACAAGGTTCAACCCAACTTCTAAACTTTGGTAAGAATACTCAATGGGCAGGCCGCCAGTTGATGGTTGGTCTTACAATGCCACTTGCTTTATTCGGCGCAGCAGCAGCAAAAGCATTCAGAGAACTAGATGCAGAGGTTATAAAGTTTCGTCGTGTCTATGGAGATGCATTTACAAATGATGCAGAAGTTGAAGCAGCAGTTCAAAATATAAAAAAGTTATCAAGTGAATATGTTAAATATGGAGTCTCTGTTACAAAGACTATGGAGATGGCAGCAACTGCTGCAGCAGCAGGTTTTAAAGGAAACGATCTATCGGCACAAGTTGAAACAGCAACAAAGTTGGCAGTACTTGGTCAGATAGAACAACAACAAGCACTTGAAACAACTATATCTTTGCAAAGCGCATTTGGAATTTCTAGCGATGAACTTGCAAAGAAAATTGATTTTCTTAACGCAGTAGAAAACCAGACATTACTATCTATTGAAGACTTAACAATTGCAATTCCAAAAGCAGCACCAGTTGTAAAACAACTTGGTGGAAATGTGGAAGATTTGGCTTTCTTCTTAACTGCTATGAAAGAAGGTGGAATTAATGCCTCAGAAGGTGCTAACGCACTAAAGTCTGGTCTTGCTTCATTAATTAATCCATCTGAAAAATCAGCAAAGTTTCTTGGCAAATTAGGTATTAACATAAAGGGTCTTGTTGAAGCAAACAAGGGAGACATTAAAGGAACTGTAGTTGGATTTGCTAGAGCGCTAGATGAACTTGATCCATTAAATCGTGCAAGAGCAATTGAGCAGTTGTTTGGTAAGTTCCAGTTTGCACGTTTATCAACACTATTTCAGAATGTAACAAAAGACGGATCTCAAGCATCAAGAGCATTTAAATTAGCAGGGGCTTCAGTAGAAGAACTAGCAATCCTATCTGAAAGAGAAATGAAGAAGATAGAAGATTCAACTGGTGTTAAGTTTCAAGCAGCATTAGAAAATATTAAAAAAGAAATAATGCCATTAGGAAAAGCATTTCTTGAGGCTTTAACTCCAGTAGTTAAGTTTTTCTCAGGACTTCTTGAAAAATTTAACGGTCTTGGAGATAATACAAAAAAAGTTATTGCAATAATTGTTGCCGCGGTTGCAGGACTTGGGCCTGTACTACTTATGACTTTTGGTCTTCTTATGAACGGTGTTGCAAATGTTATCAAGTTATTTGCATTACTTCGTGGAGGAATTGCTAAGTTAAACGGACAAACAAGTGTTATGGGTGCAGGATTTAACTATATGACCCAAGAGCAGATTGAAAATGCTGCATCATCTCAACAACTTCATCAGACACACACAAGATTAATAGAAGTTTTTAATGTTGAAAAAGCATCTGTAAATGCTCTTGCTTCATCATATAATTCATTAAGTACACAGATGAGAGCAATGGCTACTGCCAATCCATCATTATTTGCAGGTGGAGCACCAGGCGCAGCCCGTGCAGTAAAAGGTTTGCCACCAGTTAAAAAGTACAAAGAAGGTATTTTAAGCGTTCCAGGCCCAAAGGGTGCAGGAGATGTTGTTCCAGCAATGCTTTCTCCAGGAGAAGCAGTTATTCCTACAGATACAACAAACAAATATAGAGGTCTTATAAGTGCAATGTTTAAAGACAAGGTTCCAGGATTTATGGCTGGAAGACTTCCTGGTGGACCAGGTAAAGGAATACCACTATCTGATGGACCAGCAGCAGTTAGAAAAGCACAGCAAGCAAAGTATAGAAGACAAAACGATGCAAGACAAGGATGGAATGAACCTCACCCAGAAGCACCCAAGGGTCCAGTATTTGTTGGAATGCCAGTTAGTGCAGACAAGGCATCACAGTCTAGACAAATACTAGACAAGATATCAGAGCAGGCCAGTCTTGGAAGATTTGGAACCATGCCAGCGTCAAACTTTGGAACAAAACTTCAAGGCTTTAAGGGTTATAGTTTTCCTGAGCGTGGAATTGGCGGGGTATATAGAAAGCCTAACGGCAAGATCGTAGTAGTAAAACCAACAATAGATGAGAAGACTGCATTAGCAGAAGTTCGCATGGCTGAAATAGAGGCTGCTAGAGGAATGGTCGTTCCAAAGCAACAAATAAGAACAATGATAGATCCGACAGATCCTACAGGACAAAGAAAATTTATTGTACTTGAGTCCCCTTATGATCCAAGATTTGCAAACATGGATGGAAAGTTTAGAAAGACTGACATGGTTAAGCAGTTAGTTGGATCATTATTGCGTGGAGACAAAGATTTACAAAAGTCAAATGTATCTGGAAATAGAGTACCAGATGTAAGTAATGCTGGAGTATTTGATAGAGCATCTGGTTTTAGAGACTACGCTGAAAATATGCCAAGTTTTAAAGATCAGGCAATGGTTAATCTTCTTGGTGTTAAGGGTGGAGCAAGAAAAGATTTTGCACTAGCAACAGCACCAATCGCAGCAAAGATGACCCCAAAGCAATATGACGAAGAAATTAGGGGAGAGATTAATAGAAGCATTCCTATAGTAGAAAAAGTTCTTAAGTCTTGGGATCGTGACTTACTTCCAGAAGAGCGAATTGTTTATAACAATATGCTTGAAAGACTTAAGGCTGGCGCAAAAGTAGAATGGGATGAATTCCAGCCAATCCATGCTCGTGCTGGACAGGGTGTTGTAAAAGCAATTAAAGGTATTGATCCTGCAGCAACAAACTCTGAAGTAACCAAGCAACAATCACTATATGAAATTGCTGCATTGCGTGACAAATCAAAAACACAAATTGATAGACTTGTTACACAATTAAATCAAGATATAGAAAATACATTAAAAGAATTAAAAAAGACAAACCCAGCACAATATAAAAAGGCAATAGCACTGTTAGAAAAATCTGGAGTTACTCCAAAACCAGATGGTTCCATAAACTTTAAAGAGTCTAAGATTTATTCAGATTTTATATCAAAAGATTTAGTTCATAAAGATGGAGCATTCCACACGGTCAAGGCTATAGAAAAGGGTCAAAGCCCAACAACTTCTGGAAAAAGTTATGATGCTATAAGAGATCAAATATTGTATAGAATGGGTGCTGCTCCAAAACCTGGAAAAGAAACCTTTAGCAATAAACCATTTACTCCAGGTAGATTGCACGAAGACCTAACATCAACAACTCAGTCTGGTGGTTGGAGATCAAACATTGATAGAAAGAGCGATCTATACAAAGCGCTAGATGCTGCAGAGAAAGAGCATAAAGCAAGAAATATTCAAAATCCAAAGAATGTTGCCTTAAATAAATTAAGAACTCAAATGCTTGCAGATGGTTATACTGTAAAACAAATTGATGCTATGTTGAGAACAGAGTTGTCACATCTTGCAAAAACTGGAGAGGCTGGTCTGGGTCCAGCAAAGTGGAAGTCAGGGTTTGCTAAGTTTGATTTACGACTACTAAATAGTTATGTAAACCCAGGAGGAAAACCAGGCCAAGCAGTTCAAAATCCAAGACTAGCAAAAATTTTAAATTGGGATGCTAGAAATGGCAATGTGTTGTTTAATGCAACACAAACAGCAGAATTAAAAAAGGCTTTAGAGTTTATTAAAACAGGGGCACACCCTATAACGGAATCTCAAGCAAGACTAGTTCAGGCAGCAGCAAATGCACAAGTCGAGGCAGACAGATATTTAACACAATACAAAGAGCAAAATTCTGGCACAAAGCCAAAGGGTTTTCCAGACCTTGGTTCTGTAAAACAGGCCAAGGCAGTTTCCACACTTCTTAGCGATAGGCTTGGCGGTGGATACTATCAAGGAACTCCTACTATATATCGCCTTGGACCAGGCTCAGTTCTAGCACAACCAGGAGAATACTTAGCAGATTTAGAAAACAGAACAGCAGATAAACTTTCTGTTGGCAATACTCAATCAAGACCAATGGGCGCATCGCCATCAACAGGAAAACCAAGTGATAATTTAACTGTTGAAGAAACTCAAACAAAGAGAGTAGTTACTAAAGACCAAGCCCGTAAGGGTGGGTTTAAAATGCGTGGAAGAGATGCTGGAGATCCAAGTGTTAAATTAACTCCTTATCAAAGACAAGAACTTAAAAAGATTGCAACCAAATATCCAAAGTTGAGCGAAACCCAATTAATGGATACGCTAAGGAGAAAACTAAAGGCTGACGAAAATATAATAAAGGCAAAAGAAAAAGAAGGTGCTGCAGCAGCAAAGGCTGCACGACGTGCAGAACAACTTCCAAAGCAACAGGCTGCTGAACAGGCTAGATTAGACAGAATAGAAAAGGAAAGACAGTCAAGAATTATTCAGGCATCTAAAGATCAAGATAAAGCAAACAAGATGAATCGTGCAATTGACAGCAAGAAGCAAAGAATGCTTCGACAAGAAAAGGTTGGTAGATGGTCTGGTGGAGCATCTATGGCCCTTGGAACTGCTGGTATGGGTCTTATGATGGCTGGACAGCAAGGGGCGGGTATGGCTGCAATGGGTGCATCTGCAGTTGCTGGTTTGGCTCCAATGCTTGCTGGTATGTCTAGTTTTGGATTAGCATTAACAGCACTTGTAACAGTTGGTGGTGGTCTATTCATATTAGACAAAATGGCAAAGAAGGCAGCAGAAAGCCAGTCAAAATTTGTTGACAGAGTTACAGCAACAACAGAGCAGATGGCTTCAGTTGGACAAATTACAGATAAAGTTGGAGCCAGCGAGTTATATAAAAGAAAAAGACAACAGGGTGCTGGGAATAGATTTACTGCAGGATTTGAAAGAGGTAAAGAGCAGTTTGGAGAAACATTCTTATCTTCTGAAGTTGGCAAGGCAGTATATGAATCGTTTAAGAAAAATTTAACTGCTGGAGGAATCGCATCTGCAAAGCAAATATCTTTACAGTTAGCAGCATATGTTTCTGACGGTGTTATGTCAGCAGAGCAGGCTCACAGCGTTGCAAGTCAAATAGGTATAGAGTTAAATAACTCTACTTTAACATCTCAGATTAGTGGAAACCTTTTGGAACTGATTGGTCCAGAAGGACAAGACCTTAAGACTGACCCACTAAATGTTAGAGTTAATCTAGTAAGAGAACAAGGAAAGATTAATGAAGATGTTGTAAAGGGCATGCAGGATGCTATTGGACAAGATTACCAATGGTGGAATCCAGCGAAATTTTTTGCTCCAGTATTCACAGAATCAGCAGGAGAAAAAGCGGCAGCACAAACTGCAGCATTAGGAGTTTCTTCATTAGAGTTATCACAAGCACAGCAAGACTCTTTGTCTAAATACTATGACACACAAATTGAAGTATTAAAGAAACAAAAAGAAGTTACATCTGACAAAGCAAAGCAAAAAAAGATAGATGACGACATTCTTATTTTAGAAGGCAAGAAAAAAGATGGCCTTAACACACTAAGACAAGAATCAAAAAAACTTCTAAATGATCAAGTAGCCAATTACAAAAAGGTTAAAAATATTGGTATTGGTGGAGACGACTATTACTCTAAAGCATTTATAAATTCCGTAGATACTCAAGTAAGAACAAAATTTGAAGGAGATCCATATGCAGATGTTTTTCTTGGTTCTGCGAAAAATAATTTAAAGTCAGAAGAACTAGAAGTAAAAATTAAAACCTTCGTTGCCTATGAAGGAGCAACTCCAGAAGTTGGAACATCTCTTATATCAATGTTTGGCAAGGGTGAAAAAAATGAGGCACAACTTGATGCAGCATTAGACTTGCTCATCACTCAAGATTCTGCAGAAACAATTGAGTTAGTAAATGCACTCGGCATCCTTGAGAACAAAGAAGATGCAAAGGCAATCTTTATTGATATTATTGAAAAAAATCCACAGGACAGATCAGACCTAATTGATGCAATTGGACTAGTTCAAAAACTACAAGGAAAAGAAATAAACATTGATGCATTCTTCTCTAGCAAAGATGAAAATGGCAACCCTATTGATCCAATGGCCAAACTTGAAGATTTAACAAAAGCACTTAAGGCAATTGACGAGGTCAAGGGGCCAATAACAAAACAAGTTTTAATGGAAACAAAAGAAATTGGTGGAGTAAGCCTAGAAGGTCTTCTTCCAATTTTTGATCAGTGGAAAAATGAACCCGAATCAGTCAAAAGAACAGTAGTTGCACAATATATTGCAATACATAAAACCATAACAGATGGCGATGTTAGCGCAGCCCGTGCAAGAAAAATGGCTGGTCTTCCTTCACACGCAGCAAGTCTTGTTGCTCAGTCTTATGCTGGTCCAGAGGGTGATAAAAAAATTAGAAATGAAATTGCTGCAGATATTCTTCCACAGATTGTTAATCAAGAACTTGCTTCACAAAAAGCAAATAAACTATTAAATGATGATGGTGGAGGAAGTAAAAAAGCAGATCCATTTCAATTTATTTTAGAAAGATTAAAGAACGTTAGAAATGCTGCTATTGATGCAGCAGGTGGAATTAAAGAATTAAATAAGGCTCTAGCAGAAGGAAACTCAAAGTCTGTACAAAATAGATTTAGAGGAATAGAGCAACAAATGAATGCTCAAGGGCGTAATAGACAGTTTATTGACTTTGCTATGTCACAAGATCCAACAGAGCAAAAAAAGTATTTTACTACTGCAGGGTCTAAAATTAAGACTGGAAAAAACAAGGGAAGAATATTAAATCCATACGATAGTAAAAAGTTATTGCCAAAGACAGCAAAGTCAGGAGATGTTGTACTTTCTAAACTTGGAGAACTATACAATAAGGCATTTGATGCAGCGGTAGTTGGAGAGTTTAATTCCTATGCAGGCAAATCTATTCTATTACTAAATGAACAAGAATCGGTAAGACGCAAACTAGTTGCTGCTGGGTATGATGCTGTATCAATAGAAAATATTCTTCAAGATGAGTACACAACAGCAGCAATTGCTACTGGCAAAATAACAGACGAAGAACTAAAGACAAACGTTGAACTAAGCAAGCAGTTAACAAATAGACAAAAAATTAACAACTTGATTGCTAAGGGATCAGAAGCACTTAATCAACAAAAAAATATTAAACAAATTCCAGATGTTATAAAGTTTTTAGGAAGCCAAGGAGTATCTTCAAAGGCGCTAAGAGATATTATAGGTGATCCAGAGTCACTAGCAGAGGCAATCGCAGCAATGGAAGACTACAAGTCGGGAGCAGCGGGAGCAGCAGACAGACTTAAAGAAATTGTTGCAGGTCTTAAGGCTATACAGGAAAATTCAAATATAAAGATTGCTCTTGAGTTTGCAGTAAAAAATGTTGCAGATCAGATTCGTGATGGAGCAGATGCAGCAACCAAGGTGATGGATTCAAAGAGAACTGTATATTCTTATTTGAACAGATCGCAATTAGAAAGTGCAACGTCTGCATACAGAGATCCAAATAAAGCCCCACAACAGGTTGGAAAAATTGCTACACAAAATGTTGCAGCAAGATATAAGGCAGCAGGAGTTGCAATACCAACAATTCCTGCAGGAGCAAGTTTAAACAGCATCGGAAAAGAGAGAGCATCTCTTGGTAAAACAATAGATATAGCATCATCAAATCTTCAAAACATTCAAAGAAGTAGGTCTGAAATTCAAGATAAAATTGCCAATGCTCAAAATGATTTAGAAAAGGCCTTAGATGCTGTAAATAATTCATTTGATCAAACAATAAAAGGAATTGAAGATGTAATTAAAAAATACGAAAATAACATCAAGTCAATAGAAAAAAGCATTAAGGCAAAAGAAGATGAAATAAAAACAAAGTTTATCGACAAGATAGAAGCCTTTAACAAAGAAAACCAGATGCTCAACAACGACCTTGCAATAATGGACAAGGCTGCAGAAGATATTAATGAAAAGTATGACAAGCAGGTAGAGGCTTTACAGCAAGTAAATGATTTAAACCAGCAGATAATTGACTCTCAAAGTCAGCAATTAGATTTGGCTGATGCTCTTTCTCAGGGAGATATTGCTGCTGCAGCAAGAGTTGCACAAGAAATGAGAGCGGCTTCAGCAAATAGCCAAGCAGATACAATAATGCAGGGCATTGAATTGTCCAGAAATAATGATCTATCAGCACTTACAGGTGCAGAAAGCAAGATGACTAGAGATCAAATTTCAGAAAGACAGTTTGTAATAAGTCAAGAAATATATAAACTAGAAACAGATCCTGCTAGACTTGCAATAGAAAAAGAAATAGAGGCTCTAAACCTAAGCATATTGAGAATTCAGGAAAGCATTACCTTAGAACAAGAAAAAATTGAAGCACAGGAAGTTCTTAGAGCAGCAGCACTTAAGGCAGCAGAAGTAGCACATACAGCAGCAGTTGCAAGTCTAATAGCACAAGAGGCCAGTCTTTTAGCACAAGAAAAAACTCAAGCAGAGATACTAAGGAAATTAGAAGCACAAGACTTAGAGTTGGCATCCCAAGAAATATACCTACAAAGTATTGCAGATGAAGCAGTTGCAATTGATGAGACAACTGGAATGACTCTTGAAAAGTGGCAAGAGACACTAGACAAGATTACTTCTATTGATGAATTAGCACAATCATATGCGATTGCTTTGTCAGCAGCAGAAATTGCAGCAGCAAACACAGCAACATCTTGGTCTACAATTCTAGATACTATTAATAAAATTCCTAAAAGTATTGAGACAGACCATATAATTAATGAAATTAGAAACATAACTGAATATATTACTAGGTATGTAACTACGATTAATCTTGGTGGCTCAGGTGGGAATGATGGAAAAACAGGATCAGACAAGGATGCAAAAGATGCAGCAGACAAAGCGGCAAAAGATGCAGCAGACAAAGCGGCAAAAGATGCAGCAGATGGAGCCCTTAAATTATTAAAGGATGCAGAGGATAAAAAAACAGGAGATGATTTATTTGCCTCTATTCAAAATTGGAGAGCGCTAAGTTCTGGAGGAGTTGTTCCTAAGTATTTTGCAAATGGTGGATTTACTCCAAAGGGAACAGACACAGTTCCTGCAATGCTAACTCCTGGAGAGTTCGTAGTTAGAAAGTCTGCAGTTGATCAGTATGGTCAAGACTTCCTGAATGATATAAATGTTCAAAGATTTGAAAAGGGTGGAGTTGTTGATTCAAAGCCAACAATCGGAGGAACTGGACCAAATAAAAATAAGCCAGCACTAAGAGGCTTTAAAGCATTGTTTAATAAACAACTTTGGGAGACAACAGCCAATTTCTTCTCACTACCATCAATTGGTAAAACTGGATATGACATGGCAAAATACGGCGGTATTCCTCAAATGCTTGCAGCCAAAGCAGCAGGTATGCCGACAAGATCTACAGTAGGAGATAACTTAAGTGCAGCACTTGCAGTTCTTCCTCTTCCAGTTGCAAAAGCATTAAAGCCAGTAATAAGTAAAATAGGTAAAATAGTCCCTGACTCTGCAAAGAAAGTTCTTTCAAAAAATGGTATTGATATATTTGGCAAATTGCCTGGTAATGCAAAGCCTACAGCAACTAACCCAAGTTTAGTAGAAGAAAAATTAACTCCTACCACGGACTCTTCTTTGACAAAGAATTCCTGGTCTGATGACTGGGGAGATATGCCTGAATATGTTTCACCACCAGTATCACTTTCAAATAAAATTGCCAACAAGTTGGCTGGCTATGGTCCAGTAGGTAGAGGTCTTTCTAATGCAGTTCTTGCTCCTAAAAGATTTGCAACAAACTTTAAAACTCAAACAGATTATGCATGGAACCATGGAGTAGTAGACAAAAAAATAAATGAATACTTTTTAAGCGCTAAACTTGGAGGCACACTAGGGTCAAAGTTAGCACCAGCACTTGCTTCTTTAGGTAAAAAAATTAACCCTAGCAGACTCAGAGAAACTGCATCCGAAGATCTTTCATATCTTCAAAGATCTATGTTTGATGAAAGCACAAAATATTCAAACGCTTCATTTACAAACATGTTTAAAAATATAGCGTCGGACATTACAAGACCATTTAAAACAGTCATTAATAATGTTGCACATTCTCTAATATCTCCAGTAAAAAGCCTAGTCAGCAATACAAACTTTGCAAGAAATATGAGTATAGCACGACAGATCAAGGTTACAGGTGGAGATGGTTCGGACGAACTTGTAAAACACTACAAGACTCAAGCAATAGTAGACTCAATTCCTGGAGGACTTGGTGCTCTGATTCAAATGAAGAGGGGAATTCATAGGCATGGCAAGGCCATAGAAGATCTTCCATCTCCTCTAGAAAGATTTTTAGCATCAAAATTTGATGGAGCAAAAACACCAATGAACGCTTATGGTCCAGGCCTATATAGTGCAACGAGTCCAATAACTTCTAAACAATTCTTTAATACTTTTGGAGATAACCAGTATGGTATAGACTTAACACCGAAAGCAATGCTTAAAGTTTTAACAAGCAAAGGCTTTATAGATCCAAAAAAAATGGCAAAGTATAAAGAAAACTATATTAAAAAAACAGGTACTCAGCCAAGGGACATGGGAAGTATAAATGCTGACATAACCGATCCATTTATGCAATCACTTCTAAAGGATGGATATATCGGATATAGACATGGAGATGCCTACACTAATTGGGGTGTTGGAAATATTCCTGGTATGAGATTAAAGCACATAGATGGAACGGATCTTAAAGCAATAGATACAGATGGTAAAATAACTTTAGTTCCAAGAACAGATATACCTAAGATCGTTGAGCCAAATTTAAATGAAACTTCAAAAATTGGAACGAACAAGTATCTTATTGCTAAAGCAGCAGCCGCTGTTTCTAGTATTGCTGGTCTTTCTTTGTATAAAGCAGCAGAGGCTAGAGCAGAGAATTCTACATCTTCATTAGCCTCTACTGTAGAAAAACTTGTCGCTAATAATATTTCAACTCCAGGCTCAGGTGGTGGTGGCGGAGCAGTAGACATGATGATGCTTTCTAAGGGTGGCCTAATTCCAAAATACTTTGCTGCAGGTGGTTATGCTTCTGGAACAGATACAATTCCAGCAATGTTAACTCCAGGAGAGTTTGTTATGAGCAAGTATGCAGTAGATACACATGGTGCAGATACAATGAGGGCAATAAATAATGGCTCATCAGTAGGCGACTCAGTGTATAATTATAGTATCAATGTGAATGTAACCTCTGATTCAAACCCAGATGAAATCGCAAGAGCAGTAATGGCTCAAATAAAGAGCGTTGATTCACAAAAGATTAGAGGAGTTAGAATTTAATGACAAATAACACATATATGTCTGGTCGTAAAAAATATCAAAGACCTCAAGCCATGCTTTTTGCAGACAACCAAGGAACCAAGGTTGATGGATTTCACATTCCTTCGGGAGTTGAAATAGGGTCAGCAGCAGCCTCTGGAGACTCTTCTGGCGAGTTTATAATACTATCTGATGATAACAGGTCACCCATAACCTTTAATACTTTCAGAATAGAAAAAAGGGAGAGAATGATTAATGGTCGTATGAGATCTTATCATATTGCCGATAAACTTCAACTATCAGTATCCTGGGACATGCTACCATCAAGAGCATACGATACTTATCCTGGATTTGATTCTAATGGAAATCCTGACATGGTTAAGACAGGAACAAGACAAAGCCCATTAGAGTTTACTAGTGATGGTGGAGCAGGAGGAGTAGAACTACTTGACTGGTATAAAAACCATAAGGGATCTTTTTGGGTATACCTTGCGTATGATAAATATACAAACTTTGAAAATCCAATTCAAACTGAAGTAGATGAAAGATTTAATAATGCAAACAAATACAACGAGGTAATAGAAGTATTTTTTTCAGACTTTAATTATTCAGTTGTAAAAAGAAGTGGTCTTAACTTTGATTTTTGGAATGTCTCTTTAGTTTTGGAAGAAGCGTAATGTTTCAAGATAAAGATTTATTAAATTATATAGAAACAAGTTCATCTGTTGAAACAAAGTCTTCTGTTTTTCTTGAATGGAATATGAACATAGCAACAAATATTTTAAAGGTTGGCAACTATAGGTATAGACCCAATCAGGTATCTTCTCCTTATAGAGCAATACCAAATACTTTTGACATTAAAGATTTTGGGAATTATTACACTGGAGGAACTGATGCAGATGTAGTTATAGACGGAGGATTTGATGATGATGAAAACCCTACACTATTTTCTACAAACAAAGAAAAAGTTAAAATGTTGTACTCTTTAGAAGATTGCCTTAAACCATTTAGACCAAGATCTGGAATTAATAAAGCAAGTTTTATTAATGGAAGATTTTTGCATAACGCAAATATTAATATGGCAAAAAGCCCAAGATATTATATGCCAGACAAAAAAGATCCATTTAAGTATTGGACTTCTTTTAGAACAGAAAATGGAATTGAGTACGGTATTTCTAATAAAACTGTAAATGGTAAACATGCAATTGAAGATGTAGCCCCTTTTGTTGTTTATAAAAATAAAATTCCAGCAAATAGAATTGTTGTAAAAATGCAAACTAACGTAGGTAACTATAACTCTGGAACCTATACAAACAAAAGCGATTCTTTTCAACATCCCTATTTTGGAGAATTAAATCAAACAACTCCAGAAAATTGGAAGGTTCAAGTTTTAAAAAATAATAATTGGGTAGATGCAATATCTTTTTCAAGTGAAAGCAAAAGAAATGATGGCACAAAAATTATAAAGGCAGATGGGTATGTTGAGTTATCCTATGGATTAATAGTTCCAAAATTATACTCAAATATATTTAATGATCTTGGTGAGGTATCTTCATCAACACTAATCCCACAATCTGGAAATAGAGATGGCGATGCATTTTTAGTTATTAGAAACTCTGGAGATGTTGGTACATACTATATATGGTATAGGGATGAGTGGAAAACATTTACACCGTCATACGGATGGAAACTTGAAGAAGAAGAAGTAAATATTTTGACAAACTTTGTTACTGAATTAAATAATCCAAAATCACATATTTTTAATGGTGCAGCAAAATATAAGGAATTTGAATACATTTCTGGCATAAGAATTATTGTAGACACTATGAAAAAGTTTGACTCCACATTCGATCTTATAGAGTTTTCCCCCAGACTTACAGCAGATGTGTCTGATAGGGTTCAGTCATTTTCTATAAATAAAAGTGCCTCAGATCTTGGAGTTAGTGGTATGCCAGTAGGACAACTTCTTGCATCCACAGGAACAGTAGAACTTTTTGATTTTGATGACTCATTTAATTCGTTAAACACAAACAGCATAATTTCTCAATACTCACTAAATAATATTCAAGTAAAGATATATGAAGCGTTAACAGATAGAGCAGGTGTAGTTTATTATGTGCCAATCAAAACAATGTATTCTGATGGATTCCCCACAATAGACAATCAGTCTAAAAATGTTTCTTTAAACTTAAGAGATCTATACTTATATTTTGAATCTCAAACTGCGCCAGAACTTTTTCTTACTAATGTTTCTGTCAGCGCAGCAGTTTCTATTCTGCTAGACTCAATTGGTTTTTCTAACTATGTATTTAAAAGAGTTGAAGAAGAATCAGAAATGGTCATACCATATTTTTTTATTCCACCAGACAAAAGCGTTGCCCAAATACTAGAAGACATAGCATTGTCAACTCAAACTGCAATGTTCTTTGATGAGTATAACAACTTTGTTATGATGAGCAAAGAATATATAATGCCAACAAAAACGCAAAGACCTACTGACCTCACTCTTTATGGATCTGCAGATTCTGAACCTTTTGAAGTTATTAAAAACAAAAATACAAAACCCAAACTATCAAATATTATAGAGGCTACCGCACAAGATACTCAAGTGTATAACGATGGTAAGATATCTTATACTACAAGAAGCATACAAAGAAGCGTTGGCACTATACAAGAAGCAGGACTAATCGATATGGAAAAGTCTTGGGTCTATAAGCCAGTTCTTCTTTGGGAGGTATCGGGAACAGAAAATACAAAATCAATTAACTCAGAAGTAAACAATATGTCAAGTTATGCACTTTCTGCTATTCCTCTAAACTCTTCCTTATCTTCAAGTGTTCCTACTGTTGATAATGGAAAAGTGGTTGATAATACAATAGATCTTGGAGAAGCAGTTTATTGGGTAACAAGATATAATGGATATTTTTATTCTAATGGAGAAATTATAAGGTATGACGCTGTTCAGTATAGTGTTGCTGGAGTTGGAAATGTTTGGATAAATAATGTTCAAGAGTATGATAAGTATTTTTCGTCATTACCATTTAACGGAAAGATTTATCCAACTGGTCTTGTTCGTATATACTCTGAACCAAACTATGAAGATGTTGGAAGTTTGAGCAGATTAAAAAATGGAGCGGTAGCAAAACACGGAAGAGGTCAGTTTGGAACACCTATTGTTAGCCATTCAGCAGGCCTAAATGCCTATTGGTCAAACAATAGCAATGTACGTGGTTGCAATATGGAGTCTAAGTATTTATTTAGAAAAGATCAAACTTTGCCAATAACTACAGTTGGCCCTGCTGGAATTAAGGTTGGAGATGTACCAACTAATCTACTTGCTCAAAAAACATCAAGAAATGGAGTTATAAAAAACTTTCTTTCATCAAAATATGTTTCGGAGTCAAATGTTCAGTCCATGAGTTCTACTCAAACAGGAACAGTACAGTCTTCTGCATTGGTTATGAATGGCCCTGGCTTTAAGACAACAGAATCTCCAGCAGATTTTATTTCTTACGTATACAAACCACTCCTAAATAATTTTAAACATTTTGGAACAAGGATTAGAGTTATAGGAAAAATTGAAAATGATTCAAATAGAGGTCAAAGCGCTATAGGTGCAACAGATCTTTTTGTTGTTCCAGGAACAACTGCAGATAAAGACATAAAGATATCTGGAGGATCTGGTGGGCTTGGAGTGATGATTAATCCAGAAACAAATAATGGATACTACTTTGAGATAATTGCATTAGGTGCAACAAGTTTAAATTCAAAAGAAAGAGAAAATGTTAGCAATGTTATTTTTTATAAAATAGAGCAGGGTCCAAATGAAAGTGCTATCCCTACTATTTTGTATCAAGGACTTGCCAACATATTCGTAGATGATGGCAAATTTACAGGACAGTACAGAATGTCAGCAGAGCAAAATCCAACCGTATATGATTTGTCAGTAGAGTATCAGGAGGTTGGGTCAAGAAGAAGGTTCTTTTTATATATTAATAATAACCTAATCGCTACTGTTTTTGACGAAAAGCCTCTTCCAGCATACAACAATCTTGCTCTTTTTGTTAGAGGGTCGTCTAGAGTTATGTTTGAAAATGTTTATGCTTTGGCAAATAACTATTCAGAAAATACATCGTTTCAGTTAAACACTCCTGTATCAAATGCTTTTAGCGATTCTGAAATAAATTCAAACGATTCATTAAGAAAGTATGCAATGAGCGGAATTATTCAGTCTTCGTATTTATCAGGAATAAGTTCATCAGAGCCAAATAAGTTTAGCATTTACTTTGATGAATTTGGAACTATAATGCGTGAGGCTGCATCCTTTGATTTTAAATATGATATTGCCTACCCAGCATTGTATGCACAACTAGCACCAACATTTAATGGAATAAAAGGTTATGTTGTTTCTGGGTTTAGGTCAAGTGCATACGGTGCAGAATTTTTAATATTTAATGCTACAGATAAAATTCTTAACCTAGATGAAACTAGTGGAAATTATTTAAGAATTCTTGGTATAACTTTTACTCAGCAATCATCAAATACTTTTAGTGTAGATGAATATTTTTCAAAAAATAGTAATCTTTCAGATCCTCAGTTTGAAGAAGATGGATTAATAACATCTGTAAATAAAACTGTAAGAAACTATCAAGATATAAAAACAAGCAGAATGCTTTATGGAAAAAAAGATTTTTCACTAGATGTCCCTTATATTCAATCACAAGACGATGCTGAAAACTTAATGTCTTGGCTTGTAAACAAAATTACAAAACCAAGAAAGTCTGTAGGGCTTAAGATATTTGCAAACCCAATGATACAATTAGGAGACATAGTTTCTATCGATTATGTTGAAAATAATATAAACAAAGTAAGCCTTAAAGATTCTAGGTTTGTTGTGTACAATATAGAATATTCTAAAAGTATTGCTGGACCAGAAATGTCTATATTTTTAAGTGAGGTTTTATAATGGCAACTGATGCAACAGCAAACCAAGCCAGTGCTGATAAGCCAACGGATAAAAAGGATGCAATAAAGATTGCAACCCCATCTCTTTTAAGGCTAACAAATGATACTTTAGATATTAACTCTATGACTGAAGTTATTTTTCAAGATATAGGCGGTCATGAATTAATTAATATATCAAGATCAGATGCTATAAATGGTCAAGACATTGTTTATAGTATTATTAAAAATTTAAAAAATATAATGCTTGACTATAACTCTAATAATATTATTAAACTTCAAGGGACATCAGAAAGATATTTTAAGAATTTTTCAATAGGTCTTGAGCAAAAGTTGCCTAAAAAGGGGACGGGACCTAATGAAGAAATAGTATATTTAGAAGCATTAACTGGAAACCTTGTCATCAACACAATAAACCTTGAACCAGGTGAGCAGGTTGAAATAGAAATACTAAATCAAGGAGATATTTTTGATGATACAATTACTAATGGAGGATAAAAATGATAACTAATACAGGACAAGCAATTTTAGCAAAATATCTTGTAGGTCAGGCACCAGCCTATGCATCTTATATTGCTATTGGCTGCGGAGCAAAGCCAGTTAACTCAGATCATATTTTCTCTAATCAAGAAAAAGCATTAATAAAAAGTAAAGAGTCTTTAGATTTTGAAATGTTTCGTGTACCCATAACATCCAGAGGATATGTTTTTGAAGATCAGCAGTCAAAAATTGTGCTTACTGCAGAACTGCCGACATCAGAAAGATATGAAATAACAGAGGTAGGTCTTTACTCAGCAGGATCAAACCCTTATGCAGGCTCAAATGATAGCAGAACAGTTTTTTCTTTTAGCAGTAGTGAAAATTGGCAATACCACGGAAGCACTCAGCCAACATTCATCCCATCCTATGAGGCTGAACTACACACAGGCAATAATATTATAAATAAGACCGAAACTGTATTTCAAACAAATGCTGATAACCCAATCTTTACTACTCAAAAACGTGAGTCAAGGGGAGAAAGGTGTAGATTTTTAAATAATATTATGGCAGTACGTGGAGATCTTTCGCAAATAAATATACTTCCAAATGGAAAACTTCAGATTGTTTCAGGAAACCACATACATATAACTGGAGTATCTTTAGATTTTGACAAGGCATCTCCAAAAGATGATTTACGACTAGCATTTTCTTTAATAAATAAAGATGGACAGTCTGACATTCAGCCAGACGAAGTTAGAATTATGATAGAGTTTGCAGAGACTGATGTTCATGGGACAGGTCAGTATGCAAGATTTGAAACGGTACTGCTCAATTCTGATCCAGATATAGACTTTGCTACTGGAAGATACTTTGTGTCTACTAAAAAGTTTGAGGATTTAACAAAGAGTGATGGGTTTACTTGGAAGAGTGTAGACGTAGCAAAGTTTTATGTATCAGTAATAAAAAATAATGTAGTATCTAATGACTACTATGTTTGTCTTGATGCACTAAGACTAGAAAATACTACATCATCAAATCCACTTTATGGACTAACTGGATATTCAGTTATAAAAAATAAAGACTCAAAGCCAATTATAAAAATTGCCAATAGCACAAATCACATTGAGTTTAGATTTGGTCTGGATGTTTTGTAATGGCTGATCAAGGAATAAAAAAGGCTATTATTAAAAAAGAAGATTTACCATCATTTAATGGAAAGACACAAAAATATTCTGTACGATATAGAATTGTTTCAGAAGACAAAAACAGATTTTCTCAATGGTCTCCATACTACGGCTTGTCAGTTCCTTCAAGAAATGCCCCAGACAAACAAGTTCAGTGCTCAGTAACAGTTGCTTCAAGTGCAATCAACATGGTATGGAAGCACCCACAATCTGAAGTTTTTCAGTACTACGATATTTATATAAGAACAAATTTAACATTTGACCCAACTTCTGCAGATCCACACAATGGATTTTCATATGTTGCTAGTTCTTCTTCAACAGATTTTCGCACCTTGGTCCCAGTCGGCATATCCTGGTTTCAGGTTGCAGTTCAAGTGCCAACATATCCTAAAGAATATTTTATAGATTCTGCAATATTTACATCAACACAGACAGCCGTTTAGTGGTATAATTAATATACTATGGCACAAATTCCACTACCTGAGCGTGGTCAACCACTAGATGTTGCATATATTTCTAGATTGGCTCAAGCAATAAATGATGTATCAAAAGATGTATCTCCAGCAAGATATGACTATGTAACTATTGATACAAAAGATACTGGACCACAAAATAAAAAAATTGGAGAGGTTAGGGTCTTGGGTGTTATTAAAAAGGTTGCAACAAGCAAGGCCGTTATTCCTGGAGAAGAAATTTCATTCTCCCATTCATTTGCTGGTGAATTTAAGTTTGCTCCAGTTGTAACCGCTACAGCAATAAATGTAGGGGCGACAACCGCTGGCGGAAATATTTCTGTGATATTAAAAGATCCAACAACTTCTGGAATAGAAGGAACTATAAGATTTAATGCTTCTGGAGATGTTTCAGTAAATGTTAACCTAATTATTATTGGCGTACCAAATTAATGTTAAAATGTAAAAAGTGTAATGGAAGAATGTTTCTTGACAGACAGTACAGTACCGTCGGGCACCTTGAAACATATTGCATGTCCTGTGGTAACAGAAATTTTTTTAATCCACCAACAAGTTCTTCGGAGGGTTTATGGCTATTAAAAAGGGAAGTATTGAGAGCGAAGGCTACAATGTCCTCCCTGTAATACCAGGGAATAAAAAGGTTTGGTTTTTAAACGGAGACCTAGTAAGAATACACCATTTAAACAAATCTAATGGAATAATGTCTGTTTATAATATAACAAAAGACCAAATTGAAAGTTGTTTAATTTCTGATTTTAAAAAGAAACGTGAACGAGCATACACTGTAAGAGAGACTGCTGATTTAGTTAATCGTCATAAAAAATATATGCCATCACTAATGAGACGAGGAGTTATTCCTTTTCCAACGGGATCTCAAAAGGGTGGAGAAAGAGGGTTTCGGGTAAGATCATATTACTCAGAATCGCAAGTAAGAGAGATACGTGATATACTTGCTACGTACCATATTGGTAGACCAAGAAAAGACAACTTAATAACAAATGATATCACTCCCAGCAAGCAAGAGTTGACACGAAGAATGGGCGATGGTATACTTACATATACGAGAACTGAAGATGGACGATTCATTCCAATCTGGTCTGAGTCTATTTAACGAAGGGTATGAAATGGAAAACGAAGACACAAAGATATCTGTTACACTTGGATACACGCTTAATCTTGGCAACTTTCAATCACTAAGACTTGATCTTGGAATTGTAGATTCACGCAAAAATGGAGAGAATGTTAACCAGGCATTTGAGCGTGTGTATAAGTTTGTAGAAGATAAGTTAACTGAAAAGATTAACGAAGCAAAGTCTGAAATCAACGAGTAATGGCTGAACGCAAAGACCGTATGGCTTTGCTTTCGAGATACAGCAAGTATCATACTGCAAGGTACGAATCAAAGCCATCCCTTAATCTCAATGTAGAGCAGTGGGCTTCAGATGCCCTTGTAGAATCATATACATTGCCAGGGTGCTACGATATACTTGAGTACTACTTTTCAGTTGCAGAGAGCCCATCATGGAACTACTTTGCATATAACGCAGAAAAAATATTGCAGGCACAAAAAGATAAAGTAAAAGATGACGAAGAGAGAGCAGAGCGCAGAAGAATGGCAAAGGAGTGGTTAAGTGAATAATACAGAGTCAAAACTAATTACTGCAGTTCTTCAAGACAAACAGATCCACGTACTTTTACAAGCAAATGTTGACAATCTTCTAAGAACCCACGGAGATATCTGGAATTTTATTAGACTCTACTTTGAGAATAACAAATCACTTCCTCCTGCAGAACTTGTTACAGAAAAGTTTAGAGACTTCTCTCCAATAGCAAATGTTGGAGCAACTAAGCACCACCTTGAAGAATTGCAGGGAGAGTATCTAAACGATAGTTTAAAAGATATACTAAGATCTGCTGCAACTAATGTTCAAAACAATCAAGGAAATATTGCACTAAATGATTTGATCACTCAAACATCTGAGTTAAAAAAAAATACTTCAGCCATTCGTGATATTGATGTAACTGATCTTGAGTCAGCAATTGCATACTTTGAAAATTTAAAAATACAGCAAGCAGCAGGTCATGTTGGAATCAAAACTAATCTTCCAGGATTTGACAACTATCTTCCATCTGGAATTATGCCAGGACAGTTAGGGGTATTTTTAGCATACCCAGGTATAGGAAAGTCATGGATGGCTCTCTACTTTGCTGTACAGGCCTGGAAGCAGGGGAAAACACCACTTGTAATTTCACTTGAGATGTCAGAAACAGAGGTTCGTAATCGTGTATTTACAATTATGGGAGAAGGACTTTGGTCACATAGAAAACTATCTAACGGAGATGTTGAGTTAGATACACTTAAGGCTTGGCACGAGAAACACCTAAAGGGAAAGCCAGAGTTTCATATCATATCAAATGATCAGGGTGGAGAAATCAATCCATCAGTTCTTCGTGGAAAGATTGATCAATACAAGCCAGACTTTGTAATCGTTGACTACCTTCAGTTGATGGCTCCTAATCAAAAGTCAGATAACGAAACGGTACGAATGAAGAACCTTTCACGAGAACTTAAATTAATGGCTATTGGTGAAGAAGTTCCAATAATTGCCATTTCATCTGCTACACCAGACGATGTTAATGATCTTAGTGGAGTTCCTACTCTTGGTCAGACTGCATGGTCAAGACAAATTGCTTATGATGCTGACTGGGTGATTGCTCTTGGTCGAGCATCTAACAGCGATATCATTGAGTGCGCTTTTAGAAAGAATCGTAATGGATTCATGGGAGACTTCCTTGTTCAGGTTGACTTTGACAAGGGATACTACAGATATAAAGATTATGAAGATAAGTAGGTATAATATGTTACATGGCAAACTATCACCACAAGCCTATCAAGAAGTTCAATTTGAGCGGAGTCATTCATGATGAATCTGCACTTGGTAGGCTTAAGCAGGAATATATCAGGCTCCTTGAGTCTGAAATGCGCCTATCTGGATATGTGCCAAGGCTTGACATAGAACCAGACTTTACATTAGACTATAACCATAAGAAAAAATATTTTGAATTTGAATTAACAGTACATGGAACATATACGGGGAGAAAACAAAGCGAATGGATAGCAGGAATAGACGGAAGCAAGGTAGTACATACACAAAAGAACAAATCAAAAGAGTTCTCACAGGAACAGGTGTAACTATTGAGTCTGAGGTTGACTCAGACTATATTATTTTTTGTCCATATCACAATAACAACAGAACCCCAGCAGGAGAAATAGACAAGTCAAACGGAACATTTTTTTGTTTTGCTTGTCACCACGTTACTGGATTAACAGAGTTTGTTATGCACATGTCTAACAGAACATACTTTGAGGCTGCAAGATTTATCAAGAGCAAAGAAATAGAAACAAGCATTGAGACAGACATAGATAGGGCTCTATATAAAAAACCAGAATTTACAATGTTTGATGAATTAGTTCTTAAGCGTTTGCACAATAACCTTATTGAATCAGAAAGAGCAAAGAATTATTTTAATTATAGAAAAATAAATAAAGATTCAGCATCAAAGTTTTCTTTAGGTTATTCAGAAAAACAGGATATGGTAACAGTTCCAGTTCATAGTCCAGATGGTTTACCAATTGGATTTGTTGGTAGATCAATTGAAGGTAAGGAGTTTAAGAATACTCCAGGGCTTCCAAAATCTAAGACATTATTTAATTTACATAGGGTAAAAAGTTCAGGAACTGTATATGTTGTAGAGTCATCATTTGATGCAATCAGGCTTGATCAGGTGGGACTTCCTGCTGTGGCTACACTGGGATCAAATGTTTCTAACATACAAATAGATTTGCTTCAGAAGTACTTTAATGATATAATTGTTATTGCGGACAACGATGAAGCAGGTGGAAATATGAAAACTAAGATAGTTGAAAAACTTGGTTCTCGTGTATCCGTAATCAAACTAAATAAAGAATATAAAGATATAGGCGACATGGACGATAAGTCAATTCAAGAACTGGATTTTCAGTTTGACAAATCAATACAGTCTATGCTAAACTAACATAACACAGAAAAGAGAAAACAAATGGCAATACTAAGAGGAATCAAAGAAATGGGTCCAATACTAGATGGCCCAAAGGGTGGAGACGGACCAAAGGTTAAGTGGCTAAAACTTGCAGATGGACAATCTGTAAAGATTAGATTTTTAGAAGAACTTGACGAAGACTCAGCAAACTACAATGCAGAGCGTGGTCTAGCAATCGTTGTATCAGAACACACAAACCCAAAGGACTACAAGCGCAAGGCTGTAGATACAATGGATACAGAAGGTCGTGACTGGGCAGAAGAGATGCATCGCAAGGATCCAAAGGCTGGCTGGAGAGCACGTCTTCGTTTCTATTGCAACGTTCTAGTAGACGACGGCATTGAAGCACCATATGTTGCAATCTGGTCAATGGGTGTAAGCAAGCAATCATCATTTAATACAATTCGTGAGTATGCCCTTGAAACAGGAAGCATCTCAAATGTACAGTGGAAGTTAAAGCGTAACGGACAAGGAACTGAAACCAGTTACACACTAATTCCATCTGCACCAGATAAGGAACCATTTAATTGGGGGGACATTAAGCCTTACCCACTAGAGTCTGCACTACGCAAGGTTCCATACGCAGAACAAGAAGCGTTCTATTTGGGCTTCGATGGCCCATCTGCCACTTCAGCAACTAACGCTGATTGGTAATATGAACTACGTCGGCTTACATGTCCATACCCATTTTAGTTTATTTGATGGGATTGCTACTCCAGAAGAATACGTGAACCGTGCAGTTGAGTTAGGGATGCCAGCAATTGCCATCACTGACCACGGTACTTTATCTGGGCATAGGGAACTGCACCGTATTGCAAAAGCAAAGGGCATTAAGCCAATTCTAGGTCTAGAAGGATATATGTGTGCAGACATATCTGATACACGAGATAAGTCTGAAAGAGAAGGTCAGCAAGATCTTGTCTATAACCACATTATCCTTCTAGCCAAGAATCAAATTGGTTTGGAAAACCTTAACAAGATTAGTGAACTATCTTGGACAGATGGTTTCTTTAAGAAGCCACGCTTCGACTTTACAATTCTTGAAAAGTACAAAGAGGGAATTATTGTTACTTCTGCTTGTCCAAGTAGCGTACTCGTAAAAGCATTAGAAGAAGAAGAGTTTGCTCTTGCTAAGAAATATATCTCTTGGTTCAAAGAGCGCTTTAAGGATGATTACTACATTGAAGTCATGCCTCACAACGAAGCACACATTAATAAGTATCTAATTGAACTTGCAGATGAGTTTGGAATTAAGGTTGTTGTAACACCAGACTGCCATCATGTGGACTCGTCACAAAAAGAAGTTCAAGAATTTAAGTTACTTATGAACACCCACGGTAAGTTTGTAAAAGATGCAACATATGAAAAGTCAAAGAAAAAAGGCAGCATGATGGAACGCCTTGATTATCTTTATGGTGAAGACCGCCAGATTACATTTAATAAGTTTGATATTCACCTACTATCATATGACGAGATTAAAGCAGCCATGGAAGCGCAGGGTATTGATAGGCCAGACATCTATTCAAACACGCTCTTATTAGCAGAGACAGTAGGTGACTACGGAATTCAAGAAGGGCTAAACCTTCTACCAGTACAATACAAGAGTCCAGACAAGGAACTTGCAAAGGCTGCTTTGGAAGGTTTGGTAGAGCGAGGTTTGTCAGATAACCAAGAGTATCTTGATAGACTTGAAGAAGAGTTGCAGATTATTAAGGATAAGAAGTTTGCTCCATACTTCCTTGTTGTAAGCAACATGATCAACTGGGCAAAGAAAGAAGAGATCATGGTTGGTCCTGGTCGTGGATCTTCTGCTGGTTCTCTTGTTTGCTACGCACTAAAGATTACAGACATTGATCCTATTGAACATAATCTTTTGTTCTTCCGCTTTATTAACCCAGAGCGTAATGACTTTCCAGATATTGATACAGATATTCAAGATACTCGTCGTGAAGAAGTAAAAGACTATCTTGTTAGACAGTATAGACATGTTGCATCGATTGCAACTTTTCTTGAGTTTACGGGTAAGGGAATTGTTAGAGACGTTGCACGAGTATTAAATATTCCGCTATCAGATGTCAATAAGGTATTAAAGACTGTAGATACATGGGATGACTTCTGTACATCTAAATCAACACGAGAGTTCCGTGAGAAGTATCCAGAAGTAGAGATTTATGGAGAGCAACTTCGTGGTCGCATTCGTGGAACAGGCATTCACGCAGCAGGTGTTGTAACTGCAAAAGAACCAATCTTTAGATATGCACCACTTGAAACAAGATCATCTACTGGATCTGACGAAAGAATTCCAGTCGTTGGTGTTGATATGGAAGAGGCTGAAAGAATTGGTTTAATTAAGATTGATGCACTTGGTCTTAAAACTTTGTCTGTTCTTAAAAACACAATTGACATCATTAAAGAGCGAGATGGAAAGAAGATAGATCTTCTTAAGATTAATATGGATGATGCAAATGTATATCAGATGCTTTCAGATGGATACACTAAGGGTGTGTTCCAATGTGAAGCAGCACCATACACAAACCTTCTTGTCAAGATGGGTGTCAAGAATCTAAATGAACTTGCAGCATCAAATGCTCTTGTTCGTCCAGGTGCAATGAATACTATCGGAAAAGATTATGTTGACCGCAAGCATGGTCGTCAAAATATTTCTTATACACACCAAGTACTAAAACAATTTACGGAGGACACATATGGCTGTATTCTTTACCAAGAACAAGTTATGCAAGCATGTGTACACCTTGGAGGTATGTCCATGTCGGAAGCAGATAAAGTTAGAAAGATCATTGGAAAGAAAAAGGATGCTAAAGAATTTGATCAGTTTAAAGAAAAGTTCGTAGAGGGTGCATCCAAGTTTATTGCTCCTAACGCTGCTCGTGATCTATGGCATGACTTTGAGGCTCACGCAGGGTACTCATTTAATAAGTCTCACGCAGTAGCATACTCAACACTATCATATTGGACAGCATGGTTAAAGTATTATTACCCACTTGAGTTTATGTACTCAGTACTAAAGAATGAAAAGGATAAAGATGCGAGAACTGAATATCTTATTGAAGCAAAAAGAATGGGCATTAGCATTAAGTTACCTCACATTAACGATTCGGATATCGATTTTAAAATTGAGGGTAAAGGTATTAGGTTTGGACTCAGTGCTATCAAGTTCATATCTGACAAAATTGGTGAACGATACATATCGGCACGACCATTTAATTCGTATAAAGAACTTGAAGAGTTTACATTTACCAAGGGCAACGGAGTAAACAGTCGTGCACTACAGGCACTAAGAGTAATCGGTGCAGCAACATTCAATGATAATCCTAGAAATGATCAGGAGATTAAAGAGAACTTATATGAATATTTAAACCTTCCAGAGTTTAATATTACTATACCTTCTCACTACTATGCTTTCATTCAGGACATTGTTGACTTTGAAGAAAAAGGATCATACATTTTTATGGGTATGGTAAAATCAATTAAACGAGGAACAGGATGGTCACGAGTTGAAATTTTGGACAAAACTGGCAGTGTCGGTATATTTGATGATGAAAATACGACTATTGAGACAGGTCGTTCTTATCTGGTCTTGTGTAATGATAACAGGATTGTTTCTTTCATACCTTCAGATGAGATAAAAGAATCATCGCATGCTCTTGTGAAGTTTTTAAGTTACAAGCAGTTGCCGTATAAAGATGATGAGATGTTTGTAGTTTCATTTAAACCAAGGGTCACAAAGACTGGAAAGAAGATGGCATCTCTTACGCTTGCAGATACGAGTAGAGACTTGCATTCTGTTACAGTTTTCCCTACATCTTTTGCAAAAGCATATATGCACATTGAAGAAGGAAAATCTTATAAATTTGATTTTGGAAAGACAAAAGACGGAACAGTAACATTGGAGGATGTACATGTCAGTTAGTATAGAAGAAGCGTTAGCACAACTTGATCCCAAGTTGAGAAAAAGATTAGGTAGCGGAGTTGGTGTTAACTATGAATATCAGCCTACACCTAGTTTTGGTTTAAACCGTGCCTTAGGAGGAGGTCTTCCCTATGGTAGACAAGTTCTTATATGGGGCTCCAAGTCCTCTGCAAAGTCCTCTATGTGCCTTCAGATGATTGCTCTAGCACAAGCAGAAGGAAAGTTGTGTGCTTGGATTGACTCAGAGATGTCGTACTCAGAAGAATGGGCTAGAACTCTTGGAGTAGATCCAGAAAAACTTATCTACTCACAAGCAAGAACTATTAGTGACATGGTAGAGGTTGGTGTTGGTCTAATGAATGCTGGTGTTGATTTAATAGTGGTAGACTCTATTACATCAATGCTTCCTGCAATTTATTTTGAAAAGGACACTGATGAGATGAAGGCTTTGGAAAATACAAAGCAGATTGGAGCGGAGTCCCGTGACTTTAGTAATGCTTGGAAGATGCTCAACTATGCTAACAACAAAGTTAAGCCAACTCTTCTCGTTCTTATTAGCCAGTCTCGTAACAATATTAATGCTATGTATACTAGTCAGCAGCCTTCTGGTGGTCAGGCTACTAAGTTCTATTCTTCTTGTATCATTAAACTTTTTAGTTCAGAATCAGACAATCAAGCAATTAAAGGCAAGATCAAGGTAGGAGATAAATTAATTGAAGAAAAAATTGGTAGAACTATTAAGTGGGAACTACAGTTCTCCAAAACCTCTCCAGGGTTTCAGTCTGGTGAGTATGATTTTTATTTTAGAGGTGACGATATTGGTCTTGATACCATTGGTGATCTGGTTACTACCGCAGAACTAAACGGTATTGTAGAGCGCACTGGAGCGTGGTATATCCTACCTGATGGCTCAAAGGTCCAGGGTAAAGAGGCATTCGTTAATCGTGTAAGAGAGGATCTTGACTTGCAAGAATCAATCAAGGCTAAACTAAATGGCTAGTTATACAGTTTATAATGGAAAGTTTGTTTGCCATGAATGCAAAGCAGAGGTTAAATCTTTAAGGCTTTATGCAGATACAAAAACTGCAACATGGATGTGCCCAAGTAAACACTTGAGTACAGTAAAGTTTGGCAAGCAGAAATACAAGGGCAATGACAGAGAAGAGTGAGTCTAAGAGAATAGGTGCTAAGCAGCACAAAAACTCTGGTCGTAATACCCAAAAAGGAGATGCCTCTTGGAAAAACTTTGTCGTAGACTTTAAAGAGGTTGGCAAATCTTTTACTTTGAATAAAGAGGTTTGGGCTAAGGCCACCACAGATGCTATGAAGAATGGAAAAGATCCAGCAATTATTGTTGTGATAGGTGAAGGAAATTCAAAAGTAAGGCTGGCAATTATTGAAATGTCAATTCTAGAAGATTTGGTATAATGATAACATGAAAACTCAAGTACTCAAAAGCATCTTGTCTAATGAAGATAAGTCTAGAATATTTAAAATAGTAGAGGAAGAACTTTCCTATAGGCCTGTTAGGAGACAGCCAAACCCAAGCAGAATCACTGATACAGGTGATACTACAAATATAATTGAGAACTATGGAAGATTAGAAATGAAATATATAAACCTTCCAGAAGACATTATGGAAAAACTGCACAGCATTGTGGAAAAGTCTTCAGACGAAGTCTTCCCCGATCTTGCTTTTGGTTTTGTAATTTACGCTGAATACTCAAAGTCATATGGCAAAAACCCTATGCTTGACCCACATTTTGACATATCAGATGTACATACAATTATACTAGACTATCAGTTAGAATCAAATACATCTTGGGAAATTGCTGTTGAGTCTGAAAAGTTTATTCTAGAAGACAATAGCGGTTTATTATTTGAACCTGAAAACAATATTCATTATAGACCTGCTAAGAATTTTGAAGATGATGAGTTTGTCAAAATGCTATTTATTAGATTTATTACTGGAAAAGATGCTGTAATTCATACTAACGAAGAACATATGAGACTTGGAAAAAATCAAGAAATCTACAATAAGATATCAAATAGAATCATAGAAAAGGACACCCATTGAGTCAGGTAAAATATTTTATTTTAAATGTTTTTGAGATAAGGTATAATGTATTATATGTTTAAAAATAACTATAAAACAAAAGCCTTTACTTTAGAAGAGATAAAGCAAATCCAAGAATCTGTCAATAATGAACTCATAAAAAGAGAAACAGTTGAATGGGATGATTCAACTATGGGCGGAACGCATGAAGACAATTTAGTAAGAATTAAAAAAAATAATCTTGGTAGGCTTGAAATAAATAACTTGCCTTTACCGTTTGCACTAAGAACAAAAGCATGGAGAATGGGTCAAGAGATGTATCAACTTGATAGGTCTTATCCTAAAAATATTAGCGGAATAACTTATGTTGAGTATAACCCAAAATATGGTGTACCAGTTCTTAACCTACATAAAGACAATGGGTCTTGTGGTTTAATATTAGACTACCAGTTAGAGTCAAACGTAGTATGGCCTTTTGGAGTTGAAGATTCTTTGTATGAGTTAGAAGATAATTCAGTTTTAGCAATGTATCCTATTACGCATTATCACTGGAGGCCAGAAATAAAGTGGTCAGATGGAGATTTTGTAAAGTTAGTATTCTTTGAATTTTTTACGCCAGACTTAGAAAAAGAAGAAGATGAATCAAGGAAAAAAGAAGTAAAAAAATTTATAGATAGTTTTTCTTTAGGAGGAAAAAATGAAGCATGATGAAGCAAATGTAATTGTCGACAATGTTTTTACGCAAGAGGAGATAGATCAAATCTTGCATGCGCTTGAAAATAAAAGTGGAAGTGTGTTTGTTGCAATTCATTGTCAAACAAACAACTTCATTCAGTTGCCTCAAAATATAATTGATAAGTTTACCAATTATGCCAGATCTATAAGTGGAAACAATAATTTAGTTCTAACTGAATATTGTCATAATAGATATGAAAATGTCGAGCAAGATGGGAAGCAATACAAGCCTTCACTATTCCCACACTATGATGAAACATTTAAAGAACCAAGGTTTACTTTTGATTATCAACTAAGATCAAATATAGATTGGCCAATAGTTGTTGAGCCAGACACTGAGTTAACTCTAAAAGATAATCAAGCGGCAACTTTTAGTGGTACAAATCAAATTCACTGGAGAACACCAACAGAGTTTAAGGATGGAGATTATTTAGAAATGGTTTTTTGTCATTTCTCTGATCCAACCAGTGGACCAAAAACTGCAGACGCAAATGAAATAATGGATGCAAAAGCAGCAAAGTATCAGGAATGGTTTGATCAAAATGGAGGATATTCTAATGGAACATATCTTAACGGGAGGTATGTAAATGTTTGAGTTGCATGAATACTTAACAGGGTTTGACAAATACAATAAAGAGTTACCATTCTATGTTGATAATTTATTTAGTGATGATCAAAAATCAAGAATAAAGTCAATCATTGAAGAAAACAGAAAAATAGAGCCTTTTATTATTGGCGATAAGATTGAAGATGGCTATATCAGAACCTCAGAGTTTAGAAGTAGGTTTCAACCAAAAATTGCTAAAAATATGTCTCGTACTTTAATTGAGTTTGATATTCCAGAAGACTGTGAAAAAACTATGGATAAAATTGTAAAGCCATTGTATAAAGAAGATATAGCATTATGTCACTACAACTACATTGATTATAATATTAAGTATGGATATGGAGACAACAGTCCTGCACTTCCTCCACATTTAGATGCAGATAATAACTTAGTCACAGTGAACTACTGCCTTGATACAAACATAGAATGGGATATTTATATTGGCAATTGGAACGATACTGGAAATTTTACAAAGTATTCTTTAGGTGCTGGGCAAACAATAGTTTTTAGTGCTGTTAACCAGATTCACTGGAGACCAAAACGTAAGTTTAAAGATGGGGAGTTCTGTGAAATAATTAGCATGGACTATTCACCATTAGACAGTTATAGATTTGCTGGTGGTACAAACCCTATAGATCCAGAAATTTATCCAGAAAAAAGAATTGAATACTTAAACAAATTGCAAGAAAGACCAGACATGACAGCAGCATTTGATCTTTGGAATGAAGAAGGATTGCTAGATGGAATTAGCAAAGAGTCGATGGGCTAAAATGTATTATTTAAATTATGCACCTAAAAATAATATTGAAACAAAAATATATAAAAATTTTTTTAGTAAAAAAGATTTAGAAAGTATTTATGAATCAATAAACAAATCCAAAAAGATGGAATATGGAAGTGATTTTTATGCACCAGTAATACAAAAAGGATTGTCTAGGGTTCATATTGAAATTGAATATAAAAAAGAACTTATCAAAAGAATGGAAGACTTTGCATCTGAACTGTGTGGAGAGCCAGTAATACTTACGCACAACAGTTACTACCACTATAGTAGGTCTTATAATCCAGAAATTGAAACTCCAATTCTTCAACCACACAGAGATTTTGATAATTACTATTCAAAACTAACTCTCGACTATCAATTAGAAAAAAATATAGACTGGGACATAATTATTGAGGGACATAGATATAGTCTTGAGCCTGGAGACATGCTTGCTTTTTGGGGTGCTGGTCTTATACACTGGAGAGAAAACATAGTTCTTGGTCATGATGACTATACAACTGTTCTAACATTACATTTTTCAAGTGAAAAAGAACATAAAGAACTAGGCGAAATATCTAGAACAAAAGATGAAAGAGAAAAAAGACAAATGGCAAATGAGGAAGATCCTGCGCTAAAAAAGTACAAAAAGGTTTGGGAACAAGAAAGAGTAGATTTTAATAATAGAAAAAATGGGGTATAAAAATGCAACAAGAACAAACAACTATAGATATGGTCAATGGTTTATCTGAGATTGCAGACTATATGCAGGATGAAGAACTAACAACAGCGCTAACTATGATTGCTAAACTAATTATAAAGCCAGATATCCCAATCAATGTTGCACACGTAGAAATAGTAAGGCTTCAAGCAATAGCAGCAAAGATGGCATTCAAGGCTACATGGATGGCTAATGTTGACAAGTCAGATCGTGGAAAGAAGAATCTTTATTATACGGCAGCAGAGTCGCTTAATAATTTAGTGTCTGCACTCAAATATATTACACGCTAATCTGCTATACTTATACTAATAGAAACGAGAAAAAATGACAAAAAGTTTATTGCAACAGATCATGGTAAAGCAAGAAAAGCCACCAGTGCACTCAATAGATGTCGCTGGCTTGACTGAAAAAATTCAGTCTGGCTACACTGTTAATCGTATTGAAAAACAAACACAGAAGAAGACTTTTGCGCCTTCAACTATTGCCTATGGGCATGGAGAGTGTCCAAGATATTGGTATCTTGCCTTTGATGGACAGATGTTTGAAGATGATGCAACACCATACAGCGCAGCAAATATGACTGCAGGAACAAAGTCACACGAACGAATTCAGGAAGCAATGAGAAATGTTCCAGACTTTCTTGTAGATGAAGAATTTAAAATAACATATTCTGATCCACCAATCTTTGGTTACGGAGATGTTATGGTTAATTGGCAAGGAGAAGAACTTCTTGGTGAAATTAAAACAATGATGAATGAAGGTTTTGAGTATCGAAAGGCTCACATGAAACCAAAGACTGGTCACCTAGTACAGTTGCTCATCTATATGAAGATTTTAAAGAAGGCAAAGGCTGTTCTTATTTATGAAAATAAAAACAATCATGAGTTGCTTATTCTTCCAGTAGAAGTAAATGATTATTATCGTCGGTGGGTAGACCAGACGTTTGAATGGATGAGATCAGTTCGTAAGGCTTGGGTCGATAGAACACTGCCTGAAAAGAACTATCGCTCAAACTCAAAGATCTGCAAATCTTGTCCTATTAAAAAGGCTTGTGCAGATGCTGGTAAGGGAGACTTTAAACTAAAGTCCTTGGAGCCTATAGATGAAGAATTGTCAATGGTGTGACAAACAATTTAAAACAGATATAACATATCAAATATATTGTTCGCCAGAGTGTAGAGACATGTCAACAAAAGAAAAAATTGCTGCAAGGTATATAGTTTCTAGACGACAAAAAAGAAAAGGCAAGGAAAGAAATTGTAAATCATGCAAAGAGCCTTTATCAATATATAATGATGAAAATCTTTGCGTAAAATGCAACGTCAATCCTTCAGATGTAGCAAAAGCGTTAAAAAAAATTAAGGATAATTTAAAATGAAATTAGCAGAGGCAATAGGAACTAAACTTCCAAAAACTATTTGTGCTATAGACGCAAGCACTAATAGCCTTGCCTTTGCTATTTTTAATACACAGGAAAAAACATTAAAGTCGGTAGGCAAGATTAATTTTAAAGGTAAAGATACCTACGAAAAAGTTATGGATGCTGGGAAAAAAGTAAAGGCTTTTCTTGATATATACGAAGGATTTGAGGCTATCGTTATTGAGCACACGGTATTTATGAATAGCCCTAAGACTGCTGCAGACCTTGCTCTTGTGCAAGGGGCTATTCTTGGAGCAGCAGGTCAGTCTGGTACGAAAGTTATAGGCAAGGTGGCACCAATTACTTGGCAGAACTTTATTGGAAACAAGAAGATATCCAAAGATGAAAAACTATTTATTAAGTCTCAAAATCCAGGGAAGTCAGAGTCATGGCTTAAATCATATGAAAGAGATCTAAGAAAACAAAGAACAATAAACTTTATTAATATGCAATACGACAGAACAATTACAGATAACGATGTAGCAGATGCCTGCGGGATTGGACATTGGGCATTAAAAAATTGGAATAAGGCAATAGGGGAGGACAATTAATGCCAGAGTTAAATGCAAATATACCACCAATACACTGTTATGTAAGAGGTAACTATTTAAGAAATCATCAAGATAGCCACGACAAATACTTTGAGTGTGTAGTCTTTGGTGTTTCAAGTTTAAAGTCTAGAAGCCCACTGTTTCATATTATGATGCCAGATGGTGGACTATGGTGGAGACTTCCAATCTCTGCTTTTTGTACAGAGCCAGGAATCCCTGAAGTTGATCTGCATAATTTAGTTTTGTGGAATTCTTTTAGCCATCACATCTCTGTGACTCAATTTGAAAATCTAACTAACCTTAGAATGTCTTACATAGATAGAACAAAGACAATGCACAAGGGAACATACCTATTTACATTAGACTGGCATAACCCAGATACAAATGTTTTAGATGATGGATATTCAGAAAGTCCAGCAGATCACAAGTGTGGTCATGTTATCCAGAGAGATGATGGAAACTTTGCTATCCAGCCTAACAATAGAGTTCGTGTATATGAGCCATCATTTACCCTTGAGAAAGAATATTTGATTGATAGAATAATTAATGAAAGAAAATATGATGTTGAAAATCAAGACAAATGGATTATGGAAAACTCTGATAGGTTTAACTATGACATTAGTGAGAAAGAAGTTGACAATTAATATCGTGGGTGCTAAACTATATACAAGTGAAACATTTATGCGTAAGAGATATCTTATGGATAAAAAAACACCAGAAGACATTGCAAAAGAATGTGGATGCTCTTTAGAGACTGTCTATGTTTACCTTGCTAAATTCGGACTAAGGAAATCAAAGAGATGAAAAAAATTAAGTATGCCATGTTTGTAGTGTCTTTGGTGGCAGCGGTTGGTATATCCTACGCAACGTTAACTCTCAAAGGAATGCCAGACACTTTTGAAATGGAGGAAGATGATGAGTGAAAGTTTAAACATAACGGTTGATCAAGTAAACAATCCACTACACTATACATCAGACCCATCTGGTATTGAGTGTATTGAGATAACTCGTCATCGTAATTTTAATATTGGTAATGCATTCAAGTATCTTTGGAGAGCAGGACTTAAGGATGAAGCAAAGACCATACAAGATTTAGAGAAGGCAATTTTCTATATTAAAGATGAGATAAACAGATTAGAGGGCAAGTATGTCAACTGAAGATGATTTAGTCAAGCATCTTGATCAAGTAAATCAGGTAGTAGAAGAATATCTAAAGGGTAATGACCCAACAGTTATATCTAAGCAACTTTCAATACCAAGACAAAAGGTTGTAACTCTTATCAATGAATGGAAGGTCATGGCCTCAGCCAATGACGCTATCCGTGCTCGTGCTAAAGAAGCACTAGCAGCAGCGGATACACACTACAGCAAATTAGTATCTCGCACATACGAAGTTATTGATGAAGCATCTATGACTAATAACCTTAGTGCAAAGACTGCAGCAATTAAACTTGTAATGGATATTGAATCAAAGAGAATTGACATGCTTCAGAAGGCTGGCTTACTTGAGAACAAAGAACTTGCTGAAGAGATGATGGAAATTGAAAAGCGTCAGGAGATTCTTGTTCTTATCCTTAAAGATATTGCATCAGAGTACCCACAGGTTCGCGATGAAATTATGCGTAGACTTTCTGCATTTGCAAAAGACAATGAGGTGATTACAGTTGTCCACGATGTTCAATGAGTTTCTTGAAGCACTACAGGATGATCACTTTCAAGAGATGCCAGTAGACGCAAGAACATTTGTTGAAGGTGAAGCATACCTTGGACAACCAACCTTGTCTGATATCCAGTACGACATTGTCGAGGCAATGAGCCAGATCTATCGTAAAGAAGATTTGATTAATATAATGGGTGAAGAAAAAGGATCAAGGTACTACGATAAGTACACAAAGAATGAAATTATTCTGCAACTTGGCAAGGGATCTGGAAAAGACTTTACATCAACCGTAGCATGCTCATACATCGTATACAAACTTCTATGCCTAAAAGACCCAGCAAAATATTTTGGTAAGCCATCTGGAGATGCTATCGACCTAATTAACGTCGCTATTAACGCACAACAAGCAAAGAATGTTTTTTTTAAAGGCTTTAAATCAAAGATTGAAAGATCCCCATGGTTTGCAGGAAAGTATTATGCAAAGGCTGACTCAATTGAGTTTGATAAATCAATTACTGTTTACTCTGGTCACTCAGAAAGAGAATCACATGAGGGTTTAAACCTTTTGCTTGCAGTACTTGATGAGATTTCTGGTTTTGCATCTGAGGTTGGGACAGGAAACGAACAAGGAAAGACTGCTGACAATATCTACAAGGCATTCCGTGGATCAGTAGACTCTCGATTCCCTGATCTTGGCAAGGTTGTTTTGCTTTCATTCCCAAGATATCCAGGAGATTTTATTTCAGAAAAGTATGAAGATGTGATTGCTGAAAAAGAAGTTATAGAAAGAACACATAAGTTTACGATTAATCCACTACTTCCAGAAGATAGCGCAGACAACTCGTTTGAAATTTCCTGGGACGAAGATCAAATCACATCATACAAATATCCAGGAGTGTTCGCATTAAAGAGACCCACATGGGAAGTAAACCCTACACGCAAGATCGATGACTTCATGATTGCATTTATGACTGACCTTGGAGATGCAATGATGCGTTTTGCTTGTGTTCCAACATTTGCTTCCGACGCATTCTTTAAGCAGGCAGACAAGGTAAGATCCTGCATGACATTGAGAAACCCAGTAGACACTTTTAAAAGATTCGATGAATCATTTAAGCCAGACCCAACAAAAAAATATTATGTTCATGCTGACCTTGCACAAAAGCACGATAAGTGTGCGGTAGCAATTGCACATGTAGAAAAATGGGTAAACATTCAGGTAATTAATAACTATGAACAAGTAGCACCAATTGTAATAGTAGATGCAGTAGCATGGTGGGAACCAAAGGTAGAAGGCCCAGTTAACTTGTCAGAAGTTAAGCAGTGGATCCAAAACCTTAGAAGAATAGGGTTTGATATTGGAATGGTTTCTTTTGACCGTTGGCAATCATTTGATATACAAAATGAATTGAAGCAGGTTGGAATGAGAACTGATACTGTTTCTGTTGCCAAGAAGCACTATGAGGATATGGCCATGCTTGTATATGAGGAAAGACTTGCCATGCCAGCAATTGATTTATTATTTGATGAACTAACACAGTTAAAGATTATGAAAAATGATAGAGTTGACCATCCACGCAAAAAGTCAAAGGACTTGGCAGATGCTGTGTGTGGTGCTATTTTTGGGGCTATATCTAATACACCTAAAAATACAGACACTGAAGTTGAGATTCACACTTTTAGGGATAGACCTAAGAGTCAACTTGACCTAGATAGGGACAATGTGATACACTTGAAACCTATGCCAGATGATGTAAAAGATTATTTGGATAGATTTAACTTACTATAAACAAGGAGAATAAAGAATGAATTCATTCAAGAAAATCGCACTAGCCGTGGTTGCAGCCATGACTTTGGGCATGGTCGCAGTAGCACCTGCAAATGCTACAGTAATGACAGTAGCAGTAACACTAGACGGAACAGCAAACACAACTAACGGTGTAATTGCTACCCCTGCTACATTACCAGTCCCAGCAGACAACACAATCGATGCAGCAGATGCACTACGGTTTGTGGCAACAGTAGCAGCAGGAACATCAGTTTCTGCAGTAGCAACTAACGCAACAATCGTATCAGCACTACACACATCAGCAGCACCAGTAGGAGCATCATCTGGATCATCATCTTTGACAATTGCAACAGGCACTGGAACAACTGCAACATTTTATGTCTACACAAAGACAACAGCAATTGGAACCGTTGTAATTAACAATGGTGGAACAACTCTTACATACTATGTACAGGGTACTGCTGGCAAAATCAATAACCTA